ATTTTATTAACCTGGTCAATATTTTCAATAGGACTTTCTTTTAAAATAAGAGGATAAACATCCTTTATATCAAGGAAAGTATGAGAAATTTTATTATCCGTCTTTTCTAAATCGCTCGCCCATTCTCCATATACATAGGGATCATCTTTCATATTATCTACAGTAAATTCTATTTTTATAGATGTAATTTTTCCTTCTATTTTATTGTTTTTACCAGAATCTATAATTGATTTAGCTTCGTCGCTCAATTCTTTCCATTGACGTTGTTCATCTTCTGTCAGAAATTCACCCGTATCGTATGATTGACAAGCTTTTTTAATGAAAACTTGTGTTAACGTAAATATTTCAATTAATCTTGCAGATTGACTTTTAGTAAAAAAAAATTGTTTTTCTTCATTCATTTATTTTCTCCCAAGGTTCTAAAGTTGGACTTTCACACTTATAATCGGTGTTGTCCCTATCGTAGATATTCATCATTTTTATAATATAAGATGTATTTATTCCGTTTGAAAGCAGCCATGGATGACTCGGACGGCAATTCTTGCAAATAAGTTCATTCATACGTTTTCTCTTTTAAACTATTAATGCGTTTGGAAATATTTCAAGAAAACGCAATGTCATATGCGGTACATCAACATAAAACTCGCTTGCCATTTCTTCAATCGTAAGGCCTTTGTTTGCCAATTCTCGCACCTTATCTTCTGGCATGAGCAACATGTTAGCAATCGCCGTTGCTTCTTTTTCAGATAAATCACTCATCGGTTTTGACTCTTTTCATATCAATCATCATCATTTTCTGATTCTACGTATCCATAATCCGTGTATTGACACAACAACTCACCAAGTCTATCGTGAGTCGGATTCAAATCGAGTTCCAAATCACACATTTTATTAATAAATTTGGTGACATCGCGACTCCAGTCATCAAAATCGATTTTAAGCACTCTCTCCGATGTGAATTCATATTCATTGTGTTCAAATTTATCTTTGTTCCGTTCGTACCATTTAACAAAATTTTGAAAAAATCTCATGTTATGATTTTCTAATTCAAACCGCAAAGATTGTATCATTTGTTGGTTTTTTTCTATCTCCTTTTGAGCCTCCATTAATTCTTCTTTGATATCATCTCTCATATCTTTCGGTATAAGTTCAAATTTTTCACTCATGTTGTTCTCCTTTCAGTCTAATCTATCGATAAATTTTTTTTACGACATGCTTAAGTGTTTTTTTATTTTCTTCATTCAAGTAGTTCCATATAAATTCCACATCAGTTATAAGGGATGTATCTTTATACAATTTATCAACCGGAAACGGCCTATCGATATGTTGCGTAAGATAGAACGATTTAAAACAACTCAGAATTTTATACACTTCAATAACGATATGATCCGACGTATTTTCTTTTAGAATGAAAGTATATCCTCTTAATTTATCAAGAAACCTTTCATGATATTTTCTAGATGGTGAGTTAAATAGGATCATGGTACTACCCTTTCAATCTAATCGTGTTGGCATATTAAAAATTACTTTGAGGCACTCCAATCGTAAATCTTTCCCCAGGTTTGCATCTTGAATCATTTTAATACAATACATTTTGTCTCTATCTCGTATGTGAAATTGTATGAGTTCTTCTATCATTCCACTAATCGGACTTGTTTTTTTCTTTCCATCAATGAGCCCATCTAAAATTTGATCACCAAATTCTTTCACGAGCCACATATGGAAGGCTCCTACCGATCTAATTGAAAACTCACTCACGTTGTTACTCTCTTAATCCCTTCGTATTCTATACATTTTTTGACCGTCCCATACCGCCAAAGAGTGGGATGATTCCCTTACTTCTATCAAACCGCGGTTAAACAAACCATACAAAACGATCTCAACAATAGGTCTATCAATAAAATATATTTTTTTGTTTGAAAGTTCTTTTAATATTGATAATGGACACATCCAATCTCCATTTTCCGATAATACCTGAAGGATGGCCTCCTCATCCTTTTTAGTATCGATAATAATATCATATTTTTCTTTGTTAAAAAATGATTTAATAAATTTAAAAAAATTCACGTTGTTATCCTTTTTTCATTCATCATCTATACCCAATGTTCTTTCAATGGTGCTTACTAAAAAACAAACAAAAATAAAAAAGCCTACAAGCTGCCATCCATTCAACCAGCAATATTCTTGAGGCATAACTAGGTGATATAAAATAATTCCAATACATGGTAGCTCTAAAAATATCAAGATAAGTATATGCAAAAATGTGATCATGTTGTGACTCTCTTTATCCATCCCTTAAGATACCGTCCCATAGGTGGATTTTCTTTGACAAGCTCCATGTAATGAGCAATGGCTAAGCTTTTAAGACATGTCAGAAGGGAAGACGGAGGAATACGATTCGCTGCTTGAACGGTTTTGTCACCCATATAGCCGTCCATCGTAATATTTTCCCCATGGGCAGCTGCCACTATTTGAATAAAAAATATTACCGTTTTTTTTCCTATGTTGACGGATTGCTCTAAAACTTCAACCGCCACCGCATCATCTACAAACTTATCGCATCGCATGGGTAAATAAAAATCCCGATGATAAATAAGGGATGCTTGTTCTAAGGTAAGATTTTTAATATCCACTTGGGGGTAAGAACGTTTGCTCACACCATATTTGGTTTCCCCACCGCGATCTTTTTTATCATTCACATATCCCCCTTCTTCTTTTAACAAATTTTGAAAGGCTTTTTTAAAACGATCATTTTGAAGAGGAAGAAACGGTTGTTGAATTCCCAAAGGGATAAAATCTTGAACACGTGGTTCCTTTTTTGTTTTTATTAAATGATATCCGGATATGCCGATAACAAAAAACAGAAGGATGTAACGTATTTTAAGCATGATCTTTCGATTCTTTTTCTTCTTGTTCTGCCTTCCATTTTTCGATGCGTTTTTTAATTTCACGAGAAGCCCAATAAAGATGAACCTTTTTTATAAAGGTTAAAACATTAATAGAATTTTCTTTTGGATCCTTATATTGTTGATATAAAGAATTCCATTGGTTTGCTAGATCGATATCGTCTAACAATCGATATTTAACGGAATGATCTTCTACTTCTTCATATTTTTCTTTACATCCGAACATTTCTTCTAAATTATTTTCTAATTCGTATGTCTTGTAAAGGTAAAAAAGTTGAGCTTGAGGTTTCATTCTATATTATCCTTTTCATTTTATATCGTTAGCTTGACATAAAAGTAATTATGTGTCAATTTATTTGAAAAAGGTATTTTTATGGAAAGAACGTGGATTATTTAATCCTTTTCTTAAGCAGCAACATTCTTATGGCTGGGCTGGTTCTTATGTGGCATACCTTAGCGCCGAGAAAATGGATATGGTTGACCAAGGATGACCAGGCTGACATGTATGTTTGGTTAATAATAATTATTATTTTTCGTCTTTTATTATGCTTTTTTTAAAAATGGTTAGGATTCATCCGTGATATTTTTATCAATTTTTATAAGGGTGTTACTGTGTAGTACTATTTTAGCACTTCAATGGCATCTATTAATGCCGAGAGAAGCGGGATGGTTAACGTCTGAGCAGCTTGGCTGTTGTGTAGGTTGGTTAGTAATAGCAGGCGTTACCCTGGTTTTTATGCATGCAAACAAATGAATTGGAGGGAAAAATATTGAGATTCTTGATGATAACAATGCTTATTACCGCTATCATTATGATTTTTCATATGATAACACCGGCAGAATGGGCATTCTTGAATGAAGAGGGGGTTTCCTTTTGTTCTTGTTTAGGATTGTTGGCAGCCGTCACTTATTATCTGAAGAATAAATTGTAAAGCCTGAAAAAAATTTCAAATGAAGGGATAAACAACTAACAAAAACGTCGAAATTCGTTAGCTAACAAGGAGTAAGTAACATGGATGAAAACGAAATGCATGAAAAATTAAAAGATTAGATTAAGTAGCCGGCACCCCATCACCACTGGACGCATCATTAATAATAACAACGGTCGGCACCCCTTCTTGGCCTAAGATACGATTAAGCCCAGCACCTCTTTCGACACTTTCTCTCCTGGCATAATGGGAAAATCCCAAAAATGCCACCACCGATGTTCCTGTTACTGTTGCTGCTATTTGAATCGGTGTACTGGCGTAATGAACATTGACTGCCGTTAAAATAGGTGTGGTCAGCGCTAATATTTTAGAAGTTGTATCCGCAAAATTAGAAACGCGATACCAGGTATATTTCGACCAAAAAAGAAAATCAGCCCAACGCTTAATATCTTCCATACGTGAGTGATGAAGAGTATCCCTTACCTTTTCTTCTTGTAAAGGCTCATGACGGGATGGAGGCGATGAAGAAGGGAGAATGGGAACAATAGCGGATGGAGGATTTGCTAAAGTTGTTGAGGATTCTCTTTTTATATCTTCATCATGCCCGTAAGCGCAAGAAAGCATTTCTAAAATGATCAAATAAACGTATCGCATATTTTTAGAATAACTTATTTTAAAAAAAAGATGGATAAATGCTATCTTAAAAAGAAGAGAGAAATACGGAAGGAAAAAGCTTTTATGCGCGGCAGAGATAAGAAATGGATCGGCGATTTAGAAAAAGGTGGCTTACATAAATCGTTGGGTGTTCCCATGGGTAAAAAAATACCTCAGAAGAAAATTATTCAAGCCGAACACTCTTCGTCGCCCAAAGAAAGAAAGCAAGCCTTTGCTGCCGAAACCCTTAAAAAACTACGTCCTCATCGTAATCGAAGCCGTTAATGTAACTAAAAACAGTTTATTTTTTTATTCAATCGTTATATAATATTTAACGAGGTGAATATGTTGGGTATTGTTTTATTAACAGGTTGGTTTATAATTGGTTGTTTTTTGTGGAAAGCCCATACGGCCTATTTATCTTCAGCGGATGAAGAATAATTGCGTATCAGGGTACAAAGCTCAGGATAATTTCTAATTTTAACACAAATATCGCGGGGAACTCTTCCCACCATTAAAAGAAGATAATCTTTATCAATTTTCCAGACATGGGCTATTTTATTTAAAATAGCGTCCGAAGGGTTTTTCATTTTTCCTTTAACAAGTGCCTGCATGTATCCGAGGGAGATGCCGATTTTTGCCGCCATATTTTCGTAAGTAAGGTCTTCTTTTTTTCGTATAGCAGCTAAAAATTGATAAAGATGCTTGTACGTCATAGCGGAACATTCTCCCTGTTTTTCTTTTCTATCATAGAAAATAAAAATAGCACAAACAAGAAGGAAGGGGGCTTTAATCCCCTTCCGCCTTATAGTTTACAAACCATGAAGATGACATGCAATAAAGAATAGATGCTGAAACTTTATCGCGTGTCGTTATTAGATTAATGGTTAAAAGAGTGAATAGCAACATTGATACCTTACATAGGTGTGTTTAATATAAGTCATAGAAAACTTGTCGAATTCACACATAAAAAGGAAATATAATGACCCCAGCCCCCGCCGTCCTCTACGGAAAAGAAGCCCGCAAAAAAGCTGTCGAAGGCACCAATTATTTAGCTGATGCCGTCAAGGTAACACTGGGCCCCAAAGGACGAAACGTTATGTTGGCACACGCCTTGCGCGTTTCCCCGCGTATGACGAAAGACGGTGTAACGGTAGCCCAAGACATCTGGCATCCTGATGAGTTTACCCATGCGGCTATTGAGCTCGTTAAGGAAGTCGCCGCTCGCACATCCCAACTCGCGGGGGACGGTACCACCACTTCCACTGTTTTAGCGCAAGCTCTCGTTAATAAAGGTTATGCATTACTTGAAGCCGGCTACAATCCTGCCGATTTACAAAAAGGCATTCAAATCGCCCATAAGCATGTTGAAGAATATCTTTTAGCCATGAGCGAGCCGATTAGCGAATATGACGATATTTATAAAGTGGGATATTTAGCCGCCAACTCCGACGCGCAACTCGGAACCTTATTTGCCGATGCCTTTACGCAAATGGGGAAAGACGGGGAAGTCTTGCTCGGAACCAGTGATATGGGGTCTTCCTATGTTGAAACCATGGACGGGATGACCTTACAAAAGGGATGGGTCACCCCCTATTTTATGAATCAAGGGCGACGTGCCTGCTGTGAGCTCACCGATTGTTATGTTCTTATTTATCATGAAAACCTCCCCGTCTATAAAATCATGGCGCCTCTTGTCTCCAAAGTTCATGAAGTGGGAGGACAACTTCTTGTTATCTCTAAAAAGATAGAGGGGGAAGCTTTGGCCACGCTGGTAACAAATGCCACACGCGGTAATTTTGCTTCATGTGCAGTCAACGCTCCTTACTATGGAGAAAAACAAACGGATATCTTAGAAGACTTATGTGCGGTGACGGGAGCGCGTCTTTTGCGCCAAAGCCTGGGACATAAACTCGAAAACGTCGGTTTGGATTATCTTGGCTTTGCCCAACGCATTATTGTGGATGGTGAATCAACCCGCATTATCGGTGGAAGAGGGCAGCCTCAACGGCGTCAAGCGCGAGCGGATGAGCTACGCCCTTTATTGGAAAAGGCGACCGGTGACGATAAAGCCTTTTTAGAAAAAAGAATTGCGGCTTTGGTCGGCAAAGCTTGCGTTATTAAAATCGGTGGCCAAACGGATGCCGAGAAAAAAGAACGCCTCGATCGCGCCGACGATGCTTTTCATGCAACGAGAGCCGCCATTGCCGAGGGTGTCGTACCAGGCGGCGGGTATGCTTTGGCCGAATGTCAAATGATTCTGGATCAAGTTGAAGAAAAAATAGCGTTTGATAACGAAGGCATCCAACAAGGATTTAATTTGTTAAAAAATATTTTGTCATCTCCATGCAAACAAATCCTTACCAATGCGGATTTTGAGCCGAGTGATATTCTTCGCAAGATCAAAGAAGACCCACGCCGCTGGCATGGTTTTAACGCCGCTACAGGGGAGTTTTGTCATCTCCGTGATGAAGGCATCATCGATCCATCCAAAGTGGTCAGAGCGGCCTTAACGGACGCTATATCCGTGGCGTCGTTAGTCCTCACCACCGAGTGTATCGTTCGGCCTATGCCACCCCATGACGGTATGGTATCCCATCTCATGAAGAAAAATCCGATGGTTTAATGATGCTTGCCGTCTCTGAAATTAAAAAATGGAAAAAAGGCGCTTCCGATAAGGTGGGAGCTGTCTATTACCGTGATCTCGATGAGGAGATGGAAGGGGTGATATGGGTGTATATTCCAACCCCTACTGCCCGCAAAGCCGAAACGTCTCAAAACGGCTACAGCAAAGTAACTTTGATGATTCGAAAAAAAATAACGGGGGATATGCAGTGGGGTCAAACAGTCCTTTACAAAAATTATAGGCTCCATGTATTGTGGAAAAGAGGCGCTGAGCTCCTTCTTAAGGAGTGGCATTTGTTTTCTCGAAAAAAAGAGGTGTCATGAAGGTTATCTGGAAATCCATTTATCACATGGCCTATCATCCTTACGGATATAGCTTTAGTTTCCTCGTCCTTTGTTTAATAGCGTTGAACATCCATACCCGCACTTCTTTACAGAGTGCGGGATGGTTCCTCGAAAGTTTATTTTTAAGCTTATGCGCTTTGTGCTCATGTCTTCAGATTCCCCGCTTTAATCTCTACGTTAAAAAGAAAGTACGCCGCAAAATATTCGGAGGCGTGAAATGAAAAATAATATCAGCAGAAGGAAATTGAAGATGATGATTTAACGAATTAAAAATAAAACCCCATGTAAAGCAAGATTTAGAACTTTACATGGGGATACACCTTAAATAAGGTACTGAAACCGCGGTTGAATACACCATATTTAAACCACGGTCGATGCGCCACCAACAAGGACGACTGAACGAACGAACACGAACACGAACAAATAAAGAAAAAGAAAGAGCTCTAAATGAACGCGACATGAACAAAATAAAGATAGAATTTATTTTGTTCAGAGTCAAGCATCTACCTTAACAAGGAGAATGAAGGATATGAACTTAATAAAATGGGAAACCTCCGTCGCTAAACTTATTCTGTCGATGGATACCCTTTATAAAAATGATTGTAGTGTCCGCAGCATCCGTATGATTGATGGAAAAACTCGCGTTTTTGTGGCCGTGTCGGCAGCGCGTTTATCAGAATATTCCGGCATTCCCCTCCGTACACTTCATAAAGCTATCACATACTTAAATGACCGCGACTTTCTTCACATACGTAAAGCGGACTGGCACCGGTGGCTCAACTTTAATTGCTATAGCCTGGATTATGAAAAAATATATCAAGCGGGTATGGAAGGAAACTGGCAAGGCTCTGGGCGTATGCCTGATCATTATATCGACCATTTAAAGGAGATTTTGGAGGGTTTTGACATCCGGGAATACATTAAAATGTGTCCGATGTTTCGTCAAAGGCGCGGGCGCTACCATGGTCGCCCCTCCATCCGTACCCCCCGTCACGGACGTTGCGGGCGCCAACACCAAAGGAATCATTCATCCTTAGGGGCTTCATCCACAGGTTTATCCACAGAAAATGTGGATAACTTATCCCCCTCTCCCTCCTCAGGACATCATCAAGGCACAGAAAATAATCTCCTACGGAGTTATTTAAATCAAAAAAGTAAAAAAGATTTGTTTTTAGGGAATAAAAATATTATTTTAGCGGAACAACCACCCACCACCGGTGAAACTTTCTTTTCATTCGGTGATATTTTATCGAAATTAAACGATCAGAAGTTTCAAACGGACGATTCGAGACGACCTCTCACGCCTTATCGCAACCAAGGGATGACATGGACTTACCAGAATCAGCTGGCCCAGAAACAAGGCTATACAACCGTTGGTGAGCTTTACTACGAAATGGGACGAACCCTTGAAAGCCTTGTCACGGGCATCGAACGGTCGCACAAGCGGTTTGTTGATTTTAAGCGACCGGCGCGGTTTTTTGCCAAGCTGGGCTATCTTTTTAAGCGCGGCTGGCTCTCCCCTACCCGCAGTTGCATGGCGAAATTTGCCGCCTGGATCAAGGAAAAATGGGATAAAAATATGGCGGCCGCCCTAAGTCTTACAAACTTTTTTGATTTTCTTAAAAAGAAAAATTATTCTGGTAAAGTGAAATGCAAAAATTATCAAAAGGATTGCTTACCCATGTCTGACGCATACAACGTTTTGTCTCCGGAAGACCACCGAGAAAAATTACGTTATGAACTGATCGATAACAAAAACGAAACCATCCCGCAAAAGGAAGTAAGGTTAAAGCTGATTGAAAAAACCGATCCTAAACACTATGCGGCGTGGCTTAAAGATATTCCTTTTGATGGAGAAAGTGATTATATATTTTGTGTTGATAATCTTTTTATGCGTGACAAATGTACGCAGCTGTTCGAAAATGTCTTAGGTTCACGACATAAACTTAAATTCGTTACCACCAAAAATAAAAAAAACATGATCCGTTATGGTTAGTTTATTTATTTTAATAAAGAAGAGAGTCAATCTATGGAAAAAATTAATTCGCACCCCGATCTTCATTCGGAAATCCGCAAGTCGATTATTATTGCCGATCCGAGCCGCAATGAAAAAAGACCGCGTCTCCTCTTACGGTTTCAAAAAGAAAAAGACCATAATGCGGGCCGATCCGAACCGTCTTTCTTTCAAAGAAAAGGTCATAAGAAAAAAACATATATTTTCCACTAAAAAACACGTTGACTTTCACTGGCGAAATGAATTTAATAGCACGATAAGGAGTTGTTATGCGTACGTATATTACATTGAATGAATTAGCGGATATGATGGATCGTCACCGCATAACGGTTTGGAGAGACATTGTCCAACATATCCATTCCTATCCCTTCACTAATTTATCTGAGAATCCGGACTTTCTTGTTTCACCGCGTTTGTATGGAAATTCTTTACATTTTTTCGATCGCGATGAAGTGGAAAATATTTTAGGTGCCGATTTTGTGGAGGAAAATGGAAAAAAAAGACATCTTCTTCGATTAAAAAAATCAGCCGCATTTTTGGGAATGGGTTTGCAACATTTTTATCATCTTAAAAAACAAAGTATTGTTAATTTACCCTATGTTGATTTTTTAAATGGTGCCTATCTCCGCGTATGTGATCTTAATTTATTTAAAAAACATTATAGAAGAATGTATCCCATTTCCTGGGAAGAAATTTTAATTCGTGAAAAACAAGAAAACACCCCTTCCGTTGACGCTTAAATAGAAAAGGAAATTTCAATGAACGACCAATCTTGCTTAGATAAAAAGGAAGAGTTTTTATCTTCCGATGATGAAATGAAATATTTGCAATATGCTAAGGCTATTATTCAGATGGATCGCCCGCATCTTCACCGATTCAATAACAATCCTTTTTATTCCCAAGTCGCTCTTATGCGCTTTATGTATTTATCCGACTGGCTTCATACACTCCGTCATAACGAGCCTATGACCTCCCTCTCTTGGCATAAAGTACCGGGCGGTATTTATTCCCCTGTTTTAGCGGACATCCTTAAAAAACAGGCCGTCCCTGAAAATCTTTTTATGCCGCTTTTTTTGTCGGCATCCCCCACTCCTTATTTTCAATCTATTTCTTCGCCTCTTTCGGATAAAAATTATTCATTATCCACTCAAGAAGAAGATACGATCAGCGCTGTGGAGTACTTTATTATTGAACATTCGCTCGCCAAAGTTGCCACCTCGATTGTTCAAACCTATCCCTATTTTAGAGAAAACAATTACGGTTCCCTCAACTTAGTCGAAAGCGTGGAAGAACTTTTCAACGATAATAAAAAGGGTAACACTCAATATATGCGTTCTTACCTTCAATACACCGATCCTCTCGTTGATTTTTTTAAAATTCAAAAATAGAAGTGAGTCATATGAAGATGTTTTCATCCTTTCACCCTTTTTGGGTTGTTCTTTTAAATGCATGGACGATATTAACGTTGGCTGAGCGCTCCCATGAATCTTTAAATTTACAGGATTCTTTACCCTCTTTAGAATATGATGAGGAAGAAGAGGAATGGGATAATTATGCTATGAGCATGGTTGAAAAATTAGAAAGCGAATACTATGTCTGATCTCAATAATATCCTTCCTTTTAAAAGGCCTTCTTCTTCCCCTAAAAAGGAAAAAACCACGTCCTCTCCTCTTCCTACCATTGATACCGAACGAGGCCTCCCTCAAGGAACCTACCATGTTCCCTATCCTATTTTTTGGGATGGCGAAGAAGATTATCAGTACAATGATTATTTTGAAAAAAAACGTTATCAAATATGGGAGCTTTACGAAAAAGGAATTTTAATGAAGGATGGTGCGAACGATGGAGTCAATGAAGAGTGTCATTGGCGCCCGTTTACTCATCTTTGTGAAATACAAGTCTCCCACCGGTTTCCTTTCCCTCCCTATAATGAAAACATTCTTGAGTCTTTTATGATGTGGGCCTATGTTTTTTTAAATCCTCAACTTTCCTTGGAAGAAGCGATCAAAGACCCCGATGATATTCACCCTCTTTGTTTTTCTATTCCCTTCTCCCTTTTACACCGAAGTGAATCCCAGAATCTTATATTTAACCTTGCTGCTTGTATTGCATCGCTGGCGAAGACTTGTAAACCTTAACCCCCTTTCTCATTTTAAAAAAAAAGGCTAATTTAAAGAAAAACACTTTTTCTATGAACGGGATAAAACATGACAAAATCGGTTAATTTTAAAGACACTATTAATGCTACTGTTAAACTTGAACAAAAAATCATCCCTGTTTATGTCAAAGCCCTTTTAAACCTTTATACGACCTATAGAAATGAAGCCCCCCAACTGAAAGAGGTGGGAAATAATTTTACATGGTGTGGCGATGAAGTTTTTTTTATTGAAAAAAAAGAATGTGAAAAAACTCACGTCCCCGCTCCTACTTTCTTTTTCGGAACCGAGCCGTTGTCTGTGTGGGATTTTATGGAACGATGTGAGCCTGACTCTCTGTTGAGGATTGTTTCCGATATACCGGCAGACGGCTTTAAGCATGAACACTATGCTTATCTTTTGTCCACATCTCTTCCTTTCGCTATGTTTATGGAAGGATTCGGACTTCCGTTTTTGCTGGCGCAAAGACAGACAAAAGAAAAAGATGGCGAAGGCGTGGACTGGGCGGACAAGAACCCCCTTGACCTTTTAAAAGAAGCGCAAGACGAACTTAATATCGAAATAAATGATATTGCACCCGAATTTATGACTGATGAAAGCATTCAAAAAGCGTTTACTTTTCCATGTGTGGGACTTTGGTCATTCTTTTACAATAAACTTTATCGCTATACCGGCCTTGTTTGGAAATTAGGCCAACTTAGTGATGAGGATGTTTTGGAAGTGAAGGAAGAAACCAATGATTCTTCGGAGGCTGATGAGACACCTCAAAACACGACCGATGAATCTGATTTAAACGGTGACAATCTGTCGCCGGACGAAGAAAATGTTCAATGACATAAAACTTGATTTTATGTACACGTTGAGAAAGTCATTTACATAAAATCGGTTTTTGTGTACCCGAGATAAAATAAGATTAAATGAAGATCAGTACGTGCAAATTTTGTACATACTGATTTTTGTTGTTTATGATGTTTGTCTTTCTTCTATCCATTGTTGTTGTGCGGGCGTTAGTTCTATACGTGTGTCTGCAAGGAACCAATTTCCTATTTTCGTTACTTTGTTCAAAGACAATAGGTCCAGGGATGTAAGGGCGCTACATCCATCTAAGAACCCTTCTCCTATTTCCGTAACATTGCTCAAAGAGGGCAGATCAAGGGAGGTAACCCCATCACAGTCACACAAGAACCCACTTCCTATTTTTGTCACGTTCTTTAGGGGTGAGAGATCCAGAGAGGTAAGCCCCTGACATCCCCACAAGAATCCGTCTCCTATTTCCGTTAAATTACTCAAAGGTGAGAAATCAAGGGAAGTGATACCCCAACAATATCTCAAGAACCCACTTCCTATTTTTGTCACATTCTTTAATGGCGAGAGATCAAGGGAGGTAAGACCCTGACAGTCACCCAAGAACCAATCGCCTATTTTGATGGCTTCTTCGAGGGGGGAAAGATTAACAGCGGTAAGGCCTTGGCAACCACCCAAGAACCAATCTCCTATTTCCGTCACGTTTTTCAGGGGAGATAGATCAACAGTGCTAAGGCCTCTGCACTCACACAAGAACCATCTTCCTATTTCCGTTACTTTGCTCAAAGGCGAGAGATCAACGGAGGTAAGGGCGGTGCACCCATCTAAGAATCCGTCTCCTATTTCCGTAGCTTCTTCAAGGGGGAAAAGGTCAACTGAAGTTGCTTCCGTATCATACACGAAGGTATGCTCTTCTTCGTTAATCCAATATTGAAAAGTTTTTTTCATTATGTTTGCCTATCCTTTATCCATTGTTGTTGCTCATCTGTTAATTCAAACCGCGTCCACTCAAGAAATGCATATCCTATTTCCGTCACACCCTTTAAGGGCGATAGGTCAACCGAGGTAAGCCCCTGACATGCGCCCAAAAACCAATATCCTATTTTTGTTACATTCTTCAGTGGGGATAGGTCAACCGAAGTAAGCCCCTGACATCCCCCCAAGAACCAATCTCCTATTTTTGTCACCTTGTTTAAAGAAGACAGGTCAATAGAGGCAAGACTAAAACAGTTTACCAAGAACAAATCTTTTATTTCAGTTACGTTGCTCAAAGCTGATAGATCAATGGATGCAAGACCACCACAATATCCCAAAAATCCTTCTCCTATTTTCGTCACGTTCTTTAGCGGTGAAAGATCAAGGTAGGTAAGCCTCTCACAGTTCCATAAGAATCCCTTTCCTATTTCCGTCACCTTCTTAAGTGACGAGAGATCAAGAGAAGCGAGTTTTTGACATTCCAACAAGAATCCCTTTCCTATTTTTGTCGTTCCTTCAAGGGTAGAGAGGTCAATGGTAGTGGCTTCCGTGTCATACTCGAATGCATGTTCTTTTTTATTAATCCAATATTGAAATGATCTTTTCATTATGTTTGCCTATCCTTTATCCATTCTTTTTGTTCATCTGTTAATTCAAGGCTCGCGCATCTAACCAAGAACCACTTTCCTATTCGCGTAATGGTCTGAAGGGGTTTCAGGTCAAGGGAGGTAAGGCCTTCGCATTCATACAAGAACCAACATCCTATTTCCGTCACCTTCTTAAGTGGCGAGAGATCAAGGGAGGTAAGGGCGGTGCACCCATCCAAGAACCCATATTCTATTATCAAAACATTGCTTAAGGGCGATAGGTCAAGGGAGGTAAGGGCGGTGCACCCATCCAAGAACCAATCTCCTATTTTTGTTACATTCTTCAGGGGGGATAGGTCAAGGGAGGTAAGGCCTGTGCACCCATCCAAGAAACAATTTCCTATTTTGGTTGCTCCTTCGAGTGGCGATAGGTCAACGGTAGTGGAATCCGTGTCATACTTGAATTTATGTTTTTTTTCGTTGATCCAATAATAAAATGATTTTTTCATGATGTTTTCCTTTTCCTCTCAATCTGATCCACTATCATCTTGATGATAAGTGAACGAGGGAGAATGAAAAGGATGATCACGTAAGCTTGTTAGCCATCTCTCTGTTTCCTCATCAAATTTGGGGATGGGTGTAATTGTTGCACTTTCTAGACCTCTCCCCACTGCGGCAGGGGGAGGAGTAATTTGGGGGGTGATAATTCTTTGCTCACTTATTAGCAATTTCCTTAATGTAACCATTTCCTCGTGGGTGTCGGTCATCAGCGCCAATATCGTGCTGAGTTTTTTTTTGGCGCTACGGGTTTGCTCCGCTTCTTGAAGAAAAGATAGAAGAGAATCGAATTTTCTAAAAGCCTCCAAAGTATGAAAGTTTACATCGGCAGTTTTTTGTATATCTTTTCCATTTAAAAAAGTGGAAAGCGACCGATGAGAGACCTCCAAAGTATGGATAATGTTTTCTATTTCTTTTATAGGAAGAGGATGGGAAGGTTGTCGGCTCATTTTGTCCCAGTGAGTAGTTATATCTTTAAGGGTAGAGCAGCTCCATTCCATTTCACGTATAATCGTGCGGGCATAGAGTTTTACTTCTCCGGCATTGCGTGGCATGGAAGAGCGGGCGCTTTCCGTAAGACGGAATCCTACTCCATCCGTTTCATGGCCGTATGCCGTTCCTGATAGTAATGCTGCCGTCATGGCGCATGCTAATATTTTATTATTCATTATATTTGTCTTTCTTTTATCCATTGTTGCTGTTCGGGGGTGAGGGTGAGGCGCCTGCATCTAACCAAGAACCCATCGCCTATTATCATCACCTTGCTCAAAGGCGATAGGTCAAGGGAGGTAAGACCTTCGCATTCATATAAGAACCATTTTCCTATCAATTTCACATTGCTTAATGGTGAAAGATCAACAGATGTAAGAGCCGTGCACCCATCCAAAAAGCCACTTCCTATTTTCTTCACATTCTTCAGGGGTGAAAGATCAAGTGAAGTGATATTCTTACATTTATACAAGAAAAAACTTCCGATTTCCGTAGCTCCTTTGAGAGATGATAGGTCAATAGTGGGTGCCTCCCTATCATACTCGAATGTCCGTTCTTCTTCATTAATCCAATATTGAAATGTTCTCTTCATACTAATTTATCCTTGAACGTAGAGGGGAAACATCAGTAGGTGTACCTAACTTGGATAGTTCTAAAGGGGGAATGGTGGGAGTGAATACAAGCATCTTAGGTAACTCTTCATCCAAGTTAGAAAATACGGGGGTCTTTCTTTCCATTTTATCGAGCTCAATTTCACTAATAGAAAGTTGAAGAGGTTTTTTCAGTCCGTTTCGAACGGGCACTCCCTCAAGAGGACTGGGTGCTGTCGACTCTGAAGCGTTCGCGACAGCGCACATTAAAAGTGTGGTTAATAGTGTTTTTTTCATGGTTGATCTCCTTTGTTTGTTTAATAAGCGCGTTTTCCACTGCTTATATATATACTATAATATTCAAAAACAATAAATGAAAGTTGAATTTTATATATATTTTCTATTTTAAGTGAGAAAGATTAATATTGCCTGTGAGGGCGTACTCTTCCATGATGCGTAGGGTTCGTGGTCTGGAATAGATTTCATCGTCGGCAAAGATGACCTGAGTATAGCTAAAAACTCTATGGTAATATAATGAACATATGCCATTTTTACACACATCTATTATCATGTACTTATTTATTATATCAAGACTATAGTATTCATTTGTTGGTTGATCATACAGGCAATCTTCTCTAAATTTCCATAAACAATTATGGAGGTCTTCATCGGTCATCTCTGTACAGGGATAGAATTCATTGAAAGATTTACCCAGATAATGTTGAAGAGCTGTGTGGTTGAAATAAGTTCCAAAAGTTGTGTGTTGGATTATTTTTGTTGTTTCAAGGTCAGATATTTTTTTTTTAAGTTGGGGTATATCACTACGTTTAATAACAAGTGCTCCTTGCGCAGGTCTTCCTTCCTTGGCCATACTTCCTTTAACGGGGTTTCTCTCTTTAAGAAAGAATATGGGAATGTCACACTCTTTTGATCGTGTAAATCGATAAACCTGCTGATAATTGATAAGTAAGAGACGGCAAGCATCCCTTAATTTAATAAGATCATCAGTGACCTTTTCAAGAACGGGTATATCGGTACTTTTTGTAAAAGAAGCTTTTTCATAGTAGCCGTTAGGTGAATGGGTCATCTATTTTACTTTCCTGTTCTGTTTCTCATTTCATCTTTTAATTTTTGTTTGCTTTCTTTCGTGGAGGTGCATATTGAATCGTTTAGGTAATCTTCTAATACCTGTCTGTCATAAGTCACCCTTTGTCCTAGTTTAAGAAAAGAAGGTGGTAGACCTTGCATTCTTCTTCTTCGGAGGGTTTGAACTGCAAAGCCCGTTATTTCAGCTGCTTGATGTTCATTACACAGCACTCTTTTTGGTATGGCCGATTCTATAAGTTGTTGTTGTAGTTCTTTTGATTCTCTGTGTGTGTCTTTTTCCATGCTCTTGTTCCTTTGATTTATTTTCATTAGAATAAAAGAAATTGATAAATTTAACAAGGCATGAGAATGAGCATAAAAATTTCAACATCACGAAACACAAGAAGTGTAGACATTCATTTAGACGATGAGCATGCTGATAGATTTTTTGACGGAGTAGATAAGGTAATTCAAGCCTATTCAACTTCAAGAGGTATGCCGGCAAAAGAAAATATTCCCATGTGGATAGTTTCTTATTTGTTTTGTGCTCCATTTAAAAACGTTATTAATGATTGTCTTTCTTTAGGGTGCGTTATGGAGAAGGGGAATAAAAAAAATGTCCATTAGTTCAATCCATGAAGACATAGCACGCGTTCGTTCTAAACCTATTTGGAAGATGAACGAAACAGAATTGTGGATTTATAAAAAAGAAATATTATGGGCATTACCCGTGGAAGAACGGCTTGTCAAAATGGAAGACATAAGAAAACGTGAAGATGATATTGCGATGGGAAGAGAACAAAGCGAGCGGATGAGTTCTTACCAAGCTAATAACGACTGGGGTATTCACCACGGAGAAGACTAAGGATATGGAACATGAATAAGATTCACGGTGTTTTGGTTTATCATGCCATAAATGATACTTATGACATACACATGTTTGATAATAATAAGAGTTTACAAGATGAATTTAGAAAGACATTAGGCGACGACAAGAAAATTAATAAGATATGCAAAAAATATCAAATTGATAGAGAAGATTATAATAGGATATGTGTCGATTGGCAGATAAAAATTGTTAAGGATAGAGATGGGCAGCTAATGATTCTTATATTGATAGAGGGTATTTAATATGACAAAAAAAGAGAGAATTGATGATTTGAGAGGCTGGTTGTACTATGCCAGAAACAAAAGTGTGGATGCACTTTCTCGTCCCAGCGAGATTCCTGATTGGGATGCATTCCATAGATGGGGAAAACATTACCGTCTCATTAAAGAACTTTTAAACGACTTAGAAAAAGAGGAAGAAGAAGACTGGGACTTAGATGACGAAGACGAAGAGGATTAACGATAATGAAACGTAGGGCCAGTTACCGACGACGTTCTATTTCAAAGGACGGCTTTACGAAACGTGACCATATGATTTGGTACGGCACATTTTGGATTAACAAAGAAGATCGCATTAAATGGAATAATTTTAGAGACGATATGATAGGAAGGGTTAAACCGACGAGAGCCAATTTCTACATTGGGACTGATGAACATTCACATATTCGAAGAAGATTAGAAATTCTTACTGCTATTGCTCGTGATTTTTCTTATTTTATTAATCCTCTTATAACTGTTTATATCAAAAATGAATTGTGTTTGCTTAAACATAAGTATAGTCCTATCGTTTCCTATATTGAACGATTAAACAAAGATTTTAATTTAGGGTTAAGTATTTTTGAAGATAAAAGAATTCTTCTTCCCTGGGCTGCTCTTCCTTTTATAGGAAGAAGGCATTGTAAAAAATATTTTGGATTGTTTCAAAATATTCCTCAAAAAACATATGGCTTTATGGATTCTGTAGGATTATTTGCCATTCAAGAAAACAATGGAATTAACGACAGGAATGAACATGTTTATCCTGTTTATTGCTCTAGACTCATTGAAGAAATGAAAAGTATTAATTTTGAGAACCAAAAGCCTCAACTGATTGATTTTAGAGGTATGAAGTTTTAGAACACACAAATCGGATTTCCACCGACATCTCGTTGAATTCTAATAAGAGGACGGAACCACTTACTCCGTATTCTGTTTAACAAGAAAGTTTTTTAAGCTCGCCTGTATGATCCTTTATGAAATATTTCTATTTCTAAGGTGTGGACTGATACGTGCGCCGCTGCCACTTGAACTACTGTGTGTCACGATTGATTCTATAGAAAGGAATTATATAAATCAAACAGTCCTAGCACTTACTCAACGACAGCTTATTTAAGGGAATAAATTTACATGGATAACGTTATCAAATTATTAAAAACTGAAAAAGAAAAAATATTGTCTCTTTATCGGGAAATTAATGAAGCCATAAAAATACTTGAGGGTGTAGAAGAAAAAAAAGAAATACTAGATTATGCACTAGAAAAAACACATATAGATGTCATTACCCCCCTCCAATCCAAAACTGAATCTATTAATAATAATACTTCATTTATGGAATCTCTAAAAAACATTTTCAATGAAATTGAAGAAAAAGAAAACAATGCAATTGAAGACAATATCTTTATCCAAGAAAAACCAGAAAATAAAATTATACAAATAGAAAAACAAAAAACAGGGGTTGATCATCTTAGATCATACATAAAGGAACAAATTGACAAAAATTTAAAATATTTTACGCATGAAGACTTTATATTTTGGATGATTCACAATAAAATCCCTATTACATCGCGTAATATCGAGACCTTTAAGAAATCAATATCTTCCTATCTAAAAAAATTTAGCGAATGTGAAATTATACAGTACAGAAAATCAGAAAACGGCCAAAATAAATGGGAAATTTTAAAACCTAATTTTTTTATCTCATCCGATTGAGGTTATACACATTTTGCACCCCAAGATATTCCACTACTTGAACCGTCAAGGATTACTTGACAGTTCAATTATGTGATACCCTCTCAACATGGAAGTTCAGTCTTTATTAAGGTTAGTACATGGCCCCTCTCTTTAGCCATCAACGCACCAAACACATTCGTGAACTTTCTAATCAATTTTTTTGTGAAAAAGTTGTACTGAGTGATGCTGAATTAAAATTTAAAAACGAATGTAAAAATAGCTTCTATATATTTGTTAAAGCATCCTGGCCGCATATCGATCCGGATCAATTTTTTGATAACTGGCATATTAAATCAGTCTGTGATCACTTACAGGCCGTTTATACGGGTGACATTCGAAAACTTATTTTAAACCTTCCACCCCGTACAGGAAAAACAAATATTGTTTATGTTTTGTTTCCCGTGTGGGTATGGTTGCAAGACCCTACGGCTTCTTTTTTATCGGCAGCTTATAGCGATGACTTAGCCACCACCCAGTGCAAACGTTGTTATGAATTTATTATTTCCGATTGGTTTAAACACTTATGGGGACAAGATTTAGTTTTAGGGAGAAGTAAAAAAGAATCAGAGCTGGATACCCTACAAAAGGGAAAGTATTTAGCACGTTCTATCCAAGGTGGTGTGTTAGGACATGGTGCACGCTTTCGTCTTATTGATGATCCTAACAACAAAGTTACGTTATTTTCCGCGACGATGCGACGACGTGAAAACAACAACGTTATAAACATCGTAGGAAGCCGCACACGCGGTGTTAAAGCGGCGACGATAGTGACCCAGCAGAGACTCGATCCTGATGACTGTACGGCTCATCTCTTGCGCAACAACAACATGATGAAATGGGTACACCTTTTTATCCCCGAACACTTTGATCAAGAAAATATATGCCGCACCATTAAATTACCTGGGCATCCGGAGGTGTGGCGTGATCCACGTCGTAAACAAGGTGAACTTCTTGATCCTAAATGGCGGACGGAAGAAGACTTTGTAGCTGAAGCCAAAGCTGCTTATTCCCATCCGGCCTATATGGCGGAATATGAGCAAAGACCTTTGTTACCTGAAGGCAATATTATTAACCCTGATTGGTTTAAATTGTGGAAATTTAACAATTATCCTTACATTGAATACATATTACAAAGCTGGGATACGGCACTAACGGACGAACAAGACTCGGCTTATTCAGCCTGCACGACCTGGGGTATGTATCAAAAGCCCGATTTGTCTTGGCATATTTTACTCATGGATGTTTATTCGGAACGTTTAAAGTTTCCAGCCTTGAGAGAAAAGGCCATTGAGTTATTTCAAGAATTTGATGCTGATGAGATTATGATTGAACAAAAAGTAAGCGGCTATTCGTTAAAACAAGAACTCGAATCTTATGGCTTGCCTGTTACAAAATTTAATCCCACACGCCATGGTAGTAAGGAACTTCGGTGTCAATCTATTTCAGGTTTTATTGAAGCAGGTTATGTATGGTTGCCCTGTTATTTTGATGAAGAACACGAGGAGTGGGTACCTGAACCTTTTGCTGAAAAACTTATGAACACCGCCCAATATTTTCCGAACCTTGGCATATATGAAGACACGTTGGATATCATTGACTCCATGAGTCAGGCTATGATTACGTTAGCGGGACGATATTTGTTAAAAAACAAACCTATTAAATTAAATGATAGGAGAGAATACAATGTCGGATAAGATTATCGAATCTACTCCCTGTAATTGATATAGCTTAGGTAGAAAGAATTAGGATAAACAAGCATGGATGAGACTTTAATGCACACGGGCCCCGATGATATGGGACAACGTGACGGGCAATTAACTAATCCTTTTCCTGATCCTTCGATGCCTGAAGAATTGCAAGGTAGGGTTCATCCTCACCATGCTATGGCTCTTGATAATTTATCTGCGCCTCAACATATGAGTGAGGAAGAATTAGACAAATTTCATTTTAAAAATATTATCGATGAAATATCCCAAGAAGATATGGCGTCCATTCGTAAGAAAATATGGCCGGAAGTTAAAAGAGGAAGAGATAGCAATAAAGGACTTAAGGGTGTGTATGCTAACATCGTTAAGCTTTTGGCCGCTAAGGTTCCAATGCCCCAAGATAGTATGAGAGGACAAAGCAGCTCAGATTCTTTTATTAAAAATTCCGGATCGAATCAATTATGGTCAAGTTCGTTGTTAGAGGGACTTATGTCGCTTGCTATTACAGCGATTTCTATTTTGTTTTTGGGGGATAAAAAATTTAAAGCCAAAGTTGCCTCTCACTTAAAAATGAAGCCTGGGATGGAAGAAGTTATTTACCGTGGGACGGCTTGGTATGAAAATTACTTTTGTAAAGGATTGCTACCGGGATATAAAGAAGAATTTACTAAAAGCATTGTATGGGGTTTTTTATCAGGCGATGGCTTGCGTAAGGTATTTGATGATCCCTCTCGGGGCTCGCCAACATCGGGACACATTTTACCTGGCGATTATTTTTTTACGCAAGGAAAACGTAACTTTTATGATTTGAAAGGATTTGTTCACCGTTATTTAGTTAGTCGTGAAGAAATGGATAAAAAAGTTGAATCAGGTGAATGGGATTCTGTTTTAGCTGCCCCTTTTATGTATGAAGAAGAAGACGAAGTATTGTATGAAGCGACATTACAAATGGGTGGTCGTGAGAAAGAAGACGACGACGAATACCAAGAAGACGAGTACGAAGTTTTTGAATACTACAATGAATTAGCCATCCCCAGCGATCCTTTATGGGATGAATCAAAATGGAAAATGTTGCCTTATCGCGTTGTCTTAGGGGATGAAGGACGTATCGTTGGTGTTTATAGAAACTGGCAACGCAATGATCCTTTACGTTTTGCTATTAACGATTTTGTCCACTATAACTTTTTGTTTTCTCTCGACGAATACTCTTACGGTTTGGCGCATGTGGGAGGACAAAAGGTACGAGCGGCCACCGTCTTACAAAGACAACTTCTTGATTCGGCGCAACTCGCCAATACATCGACAGGCTTTATTAGACCGTCCGGGCGTATCACGGATCAGACTTTTGATTTGAAATCGGGTAAATTTTTTGTATTGCCGGCGGGCGATGAGGACGTAACAAAATCCGTTTCATACATGCCTTACAATCCCCCTAATCAAGTTGTTTTTCAACTGTTGCAAAAACTTGAGGATGACGTAAAGAAGTTTAGTCATGTGGTCAATGAACAGATGATTAATTTGGCGACACAAGCGCCTGCGGCCTCAGTGTTAGCGGTATTACAACGTTTAGAACAATTACCCAACGCAATTTTACAAGGGATATACGATTCCTTTAGTAAGGAAATGCGCATATACAAACGTAAGTTTTATGAATGGTTTCCGCCTCACCACATGTTTCAATTTGAATGGGATGGGGAAATTATTCATGTTTGTAAGGAAGATTTTTCCCCAGGCATTGACTATATCCCCTGTGGGGATTTCTCCATGGAAAGCGATGCCTATCGTTTGATGAGGGCGCAGCTTATACTTGACCAAGCTGAGAAATTACCGCAGTTTCACAATCTGCCTTATGTTTTAAAATCATTTTATAAAGATTTGGGACAAAAAGATGAAGACATTCAACAAATCGTGGTTGATCCCAATGCCCCTAAGCCTCCTCCCCCTCCCTCCGATCCTTCTACGGAAAACAGTAATCTTATGACAGGCCAACCTGTCAAAGCTTATATTGATCAAGATCATAAAGCCCACATGACGGTTCACTCTTTGCTTTTGCAGCATCAAGATCAAAACATCCAAGCGGCTGTCCACGCTCACATGCAAGAACATGCTGCCATGAAGATGCAATTAGAGCTCTATCAGGCGGCAGGATTACAAATGCCTCCGGATGCGTCCAAAATTCCACCCCAAGTTCAAAACCAGCTAGCGCAAGCTTTAGCGCAAGGTGCTTCTAAACTTGACCAACAAAAGAAAGCCGAAAACCCCGCACCGATTGATCCCGGACTGATAGGTTGGGAAGAAGTGAAAGCTATGCGTGAAAAAACCAAGATTGATGCAGAGTTGGAGATGAAACGAATTGCTATGGAGAAAGAAAAGACCGCAGCGAAAGTTAAGACGGATATGCTTGCCTACCAAGCGGACATACAAAAAATGCAACATGAGGCTCACATTAAAGAGATGCAATTTAAAGCTGATCAAGAAAAAGAACTCTTTGAAAGAGTGGTTAAAGGAAAAGAACTAGAGATTAAACAAAAAAATCTCGAGATTCAAAACCTAAAAAACAAACTAGATTTTCAAAAGGATGTGGGGAAAATTCATTTAGATCATTCCCACAAGATTATTCAAGAAAACAACAAGCGGTTGATATAACTTTATTAGAAAGAAATGAGGAGGCACATACCATGTCCACATACAGTCACGAAAACAATTCACTAACATTTAAGCGAAAAGCGGGTCACGAAACCTATAGCAGTCATGATAATTCATTGTCATTTAAACATCGTTCACCTGAACGGGTAAAAAGAGCCGGCGGTGGGATGGTTTTTAATGGGCTTGCGGCTCCACAACTCAAGCCTGCTCCCGGCTATTCTCCCGGCCCTAGTCAACCATTGGGAATGGTCGGAACAGATGCAGCCTCTCGTCCTCCTATGCGCGCTTCAGGGGGCGCTGTGAATGCACCGATGGCACCTCAGCTACCGTCGTCATCACCCGGTATTAATCCTCGTACGTCTTCTAATTTGCCTGTCTAATAGCTACATAGCTAGATTGATAGATATACCGTTTAAGGTACATAAGTTTTAAAAAAAGCTTGTGTACCTTTTTTTATTTATTTGTTTGTTTTATGATAACAAATAGATCATATGAATTTATGGAATAAAATAACACATGACCCCATTAGACCCCCGTTACCCTCTTATCTTCGAGGGAGATAACCCTGAAAAATTAGATGAAATTTATTTGGGATGCAGCTTGGTAAGACCACGATGGGAAACGATTATTATGGCTCCCCCTAAAATTGATAAGATGGGGCACATGATTCAAACCGATCATTCAAAACTTAGTATGCAAACGAGTGCGGACTGGGGTTATATCCTTAAAATAGGCACACGTTCCTTTGAAGAAATGATTAATCTTAAACCGACGATCCCCGATCCTCTTCCCTTTAATGTAGGAGAGCTTGTTTTTTTTGATGAATATCATCATCAAGCTCGACGTATTAATGGCATTCTTATGTATTTTATATCGGATACACGCCATATATGTTCCATGGAAGAACCGGAAATGTTCGACATACATTTATTAGTATGTGATAAATTATTGGAATATCGTGAGAGAGCTAAAAAGTGGCGAGAAATGCATCGTGACGAAAGAAAATCTTATGCGCCTTTAGAGGAATTTTAATAAGAAAGGGACATTAACATGGCTCGTGATAAAAAAAACCCAACCGAACAATTAGAAAATACAGAAACTTTCGATCAGTCTTCTTTAATTAAGAATGTTCCTGATGAATATCTAAAGTCGCAAGAGATCATTGCTCAATCTAAAAATGACATATGGAAAGCTTTACGAGGTGAGGATACCGAATTTTTAAATTCTATTCCCGATCCTATGGAAGAAGAGCAAAAAGAAATTGAAAACATTCAGTCTAACAATTATCAAGAAAAAAACGTAGAAAATGTTGAGAATGATGAAGGGAGTTATGCCCACCCCGATTCGTTAATTCCATCCGACAACGATGAAACATCAGGCCATGATGAAGATGATCTCGCCATTGATGATGAAGTAGAAAGAAAAGCCGGTGAGTATCAATATCAACTGGATGTACAAAATCATTATCAAAAATATTATGATACGTTGGCTCAACAACATGCCGCTATACGCCAATCCTATGAAGAACAGGCAAAGAAGCTTAATGAGCTTCAAGAAGAAAAACTGAGAGCCTACGAAGAAGAATTAGAACACGGCCTTACCTTAGCGGAAGAACAACAAAACTTTGAGGCTAAGCGACGCATTGAAAAAGCTCTGATGGAAATTATGGTGCAAAAGCAATTGAATCGCTCCCAATCTATTCCTTCAGCGGCTCCTTCCTATTCTCATCCTATGCACGGGCAAACTTCTTTTCCCCACCAACCACAATATAATCCTAATTTAGCGTCGCCGCCTTTGCCGCCGTTTCAACCCCAGAATTTTTATTCGCCCTCTAATTTGAGGATGCCATTCGATCCGTACCCTAATTTATATGGCAACCAAAGAACGCCCCAAACGGTGCCTGGACAAGTTCCATCTAATCCGTTGGCGGCATCCCAGGGCGTTCAACCACCGCGGGCTTATGTCCACCCTATGAACCAACACCAAACCCAACAAGGATTGCCTTCGATGCCTGAGGGTAAAATATCATCGGCTCCCGTTAAAGCCAAAGCACGCTCGATTGCCGAAGATAAAAAAAGCCCCACGATTCATCCTTTTGAAGAACGTATGTTAAAAAAATCGAATGCTTTTAAAGGCGCCGATGGACAACCTTTAAAATATGAAGATCGTGTCAAAATCCTTATTAATGCTAATCAATAGGAGAACTCATGTCAGATAATATTGCGCCTTTTGAAACAGACGATATTAAAGCTACCACCATTGAGCTGAAAGAAGTTTTGGCGCAAAACAATCTTGAAGAACAAGATTTACAGAGTTATGAGGTCAACAAATCGCGACGCAATCGCCGTACACATTTTGAAAATGTAAGAAATTCAACTAAAACCACCACACGCGTTAATCGGGATATTCAAAAAGCTTTTCGTGAAAAACGTGGCGATTTTTCAGTGGCGGACCCTTTTGATAAAAGCTTTTTAATTGTTCCTCCTCCTATCTTAGCGATGTTTGAAAGAGCCGGTTATAAAGTTCTTTTTCAAAATTATAATAGCGATATGTTTAAGATAATGGTGCGAGGGGGATGGATTCCCGTACGTCTAGAAGAAGTACCGGAATTTGCCGCTGCTGGTCTTCCTGCCTTAGGTAACAACAATGCTTTGGAATCGATGTATTGTGTTTCCCTTGATCAAATCTTACTCAAAATAACCTTGGATGATTTTGAAAATAAATGGCAATCATGGATGGATTCCAAACGTGGTCAATCTAATCAAATTATTAGTCGATATTTAGAAAATCATAATAGTTATATTCATAGAAATTTTGATAATGTGAAATCTCTTAAGTTAGAAGGCCACCAATTTCCCTCCAACTAACTTATTTTTTTTAATCTTTTTTTTAAGGTTGATATTTCTTTTTTAGAAAGATTCTAAAAAGGAAGTATGCATGTCATATGGAGAAAACAACCCTCAGGGTTTAGTTCCAAAGAGTACATTGTCAGGTGCTCAGTCTATTCAAAATTTAGCGAGCAAAATCGGCATAACGGCACGTATTAAGAGCGGTTATCCCCAAAGTATCGGTATTGGTGATCCGGTTGTTTTGTGGACCGGAACAGGGCGTACCGGTTATATTCAATCAGCTTATGACTATAAAAATACTGCCGCTACCCCTCTTAACAGCGTAAGCGGACTTAATATTTACGGTACATTTGCCGGTTGTAAGATTCCATCTCAAAACAATAATCCGAATGCGACTTTTCCTTCCACACCCGGACTTAACCCTGCGTGGATTGCGGGAACAACGACGAGTGGTGGTGTTGACACGGAGGTTTATGTCATTCCAAGCACCTATCAAATTTTGTATTCGATTCAAGTGGGTGCTACAGGCGCAGCTTTAACAGCTCTTGGGCGCTATGGAAAATTTGTATTTCAGGTGAATGGCGGTGGTATTGTTCAGCTTTCATCAAGCGGTCAATCCACGGGCTATTTAGATGTCAGTACAGGTGATGGTTACGCGTACAATCCTGTCACACCATACAATGCTGCTGCCAACCCGTCCGGTATGTGTAGTTTTCAGATTGTAGGCTTTGATGATTCTTTCTCATTGGGCAATACAACAACAGCACGTTCACAAATACGCCTTCCTCGCGGAAACGTGTTAGTTCGTATTGGCGCCACACCATTTAACACATTCACATCGGTTGAAAGTTAATCATTAGGGAGTTTTTTAATTATGATTCAGACAACATTTAGTTCTCCACTCACAACGGGTCAGATCAGCTCCTTACTTTTAAGGAACCTCAATGCCGTTAAGGGTTCACATCAACTTTTACCCAATATGTATCATCGCTTTTTCAAACCACGCAAAGCCGATATGGCCGAGATGTATGAAATGGAAATGCGTGATCCGACATGGGGTCAAGAAACAGGGGAAGGTGAGCAAGCTCCTTTGGCAACAGCCGGACAAGGTATTCAAACAGCCTATCCTATGCTCAGTTTCACGAACTCTTTGTTTGTGACACTTCCAGCCCTTCAGGACAACCTTTATAAGGATGAATGGTCACCGCAAGCCGAAGGCTTTGTTAAATCTCAAGATGTTTTAAGAAACTTGGCGTTGTGGTCATTTCTTAATAATGCTAATAACAACTTGTCACAACTTGGCGATGGATTGCCTCTTTTTAATACGCAACATGCTTTGTCGCAAGGTACCTTCTCTAACACCTTTCCGACACCGACCGGTATCAGTAAAGATTCCTTGTCTTATGCAGCTAACTCGGTAAGTTTGTATGTTTCTTACTCACTTTATCCGATGTATTTACGCACGCTATCTCTCGATATTCCGGTTGCGCAGTCACAATTGGCTCAAACTCTTTTGTTTTCGCCAGAGGACCCCACAACTTCTAATCGTGCGATTAATGCTTTACAGGCGGGCGGCTATTACAGCGAAGGTATTAACGTTAACCCCTATTTACAAGACCCGACTTTCTGGATTGCCAAAACCAACGAAGAAATGGGATTTGTTCACTGGGAATACATGCCTTTCATGATTGAAACAATGCCCCTTTCCTCAGCTTTCGTCTTAGGTTTTGCATCTATTGAACGTTTTGGTTGGGGTTGTGGATCGGCACGTGCGTGTTTCGGTTCAACAATGTTTGCTTAAAAAAAGAGGATCAAAGATATGGTATATCCATTTAATTATCCAAGTCAGCCCGGTCTTCTACCTTTAACGCCTTCTATTGAAATCGGTGCTTACTTTGGATCAGGATTAAGAATCGGGCCTGCCGTATCGGCTGATCCTCAACCATCCACCACGCTAATTCAACCTAACCAAACCATCCCGACTCAGCTTATGCCGGGACCCGGTTCGCAGCGCAATTTAAGTGATGCTTATGGCCCCGGTATGTTAGTGGGTTCTTTAGCCACCTATCGTATTAATCCGGTGACAGGATTAGGAAGTGGCGGTGTTATCGGACAATTAACAGGTATAGGCGCAGGTGCCGCTTCAGTTGGCCAAAGTATTACTTTACAAAATAATGATACTAATCCGCGTTGTGTTAACTATTTTCTAAAAGCAGACGGTATTACACCCGGTATATTACTCGATGTACCGCGTACGGTAAGAGCCAACATTACCGGACTTACATCCGGACAGCCCACAACGATGACGATTCGTGTGCAGGGTCTTGATTTTTATTATCAAAAACTCACGGCTGATATTGTTATTGACCAAACGCCATCAGGAACATCACTTTATCAGGAATCATTGTCAGCATTTTCGGTCGTATATTCAGCAACCGTAACGGCGGCGAACGTATCGACCGGCGGAAATGCCACACTTAAACTCAATGCAGGTCAGACATTCGGCTTACCTTACCGTCTTGATTCCATGGGACATGTTTTCGGATATTCTCAATGGTCGGTTAGTCAAAATCCTTCTGAAGAACCTACATCACAGGTTGATTTTCCTAATGAGGTTTCCTATCTGTTTCCGACAAGTCTTCAGTTTGTTCAAACTACGCAAGCGCAGGCTCCCATTCCGTTTGGAGAAGGTATCCCGCAAGCTATCACACCCGGATTAGTAACGACGGGTACACCGGCAACAGCCACGACAAATGATGTTCGAGGTCTGATTGCTCCTCAAACAACCTTTACCGTGACGGTGGATAACGCTAGTCCCTATGGCTACGCCTATACATTGGGCGATGATTATCAGTTTGCCGGTCCCTTTACGGTTATGTATTACGCACCCGGTGCCGATTATTTGCAATACCAGCAAAAGAGTCAATTAGCTGTCTTTATGAACGGCATTCAATATCAATCACTTGCCGGATTCGGTAAGAGCAACTTATTGGATAGCCCTATGCAAAATCCAACTGTCGAAGATTTGTTCGGTGTGCTGCCTTATTTCTCAGGCTAATAATAAGGGTTGAATTATGTCGGTATTTGATTTTAATGTGACGCAAATTCAGCCCTTTATGGCTGATCAACGTGTCCAAACTATTTATTGGATACCCTCAGGATTAGCCAATACGGTAGATCAACCCGGCATGTTGGGATCGATTCCGCCTTCGGCTGTTGCCAATCTAGCGGTAGGAGAGTCGGTTTCCGTTAACAACATATTGAGTTGGCCGGCGTTCCTTCCTTTTAGCGTAGCCAGGCCTCTTCTTGTTTCATCGACCGGTGATTGGCAAGATTTTTCTTTTACTTTTACATATAAAAATGCTTATGGCATTTGGATGGTAGGAGTGTTAGCGAACGGCCCCAATAACGCACAAGGTGTCGCTCTTCCAGGACCCACTGGCACGGTTCCTGTTCTTAATGACACTTATCTTTATCCGCAGTATTTATATGACCTCACCATTACGCGTAATGCTAACGTCAATGTTCCGGCTGATCCTATCTTGCTGGACTGGGCCAATGAAGGCATAACCAAAAGAATGGATTTGCAAGACAGTCAACGATACTTCGGTACATCATTGCAAGTTCTTAATATTGATGAATGTGATGGCGTAGCAACTGTCACCAAATATTGGGCACATCAAGATATTTACCCGTCTATGATACAAAATTTAGCGGTTCAATATCCGATGCATGCGTTTGTTAAGACATTTGCCAACACATTGGAAACCGCTATTGTCGACGGCTCAACCGTACCCACGAGCTTCCTTTTTGCTAATGAGTTAATGAGCCCGTTACAAAATGGTGCACCTCCTCCCGCACCACTTGATCCTTCTTTTCTGGTTCCAGGAATGAATACGGTACCGGCAGGGGAAACAGTTGCCAAGATTGTCCAAATACCTTATGCGGTCAGTCATGTTTGGTTAGAAATTGATTCAACAAATACGTCACCTTTGTTGATCAATATATTGCAGAATGCGGTGGCTCGTTAATAAGAGGATAAAATTATGATTCGTTATTCAGATCAAGCAGAGCGTCTTATACACGCTGTGAAAACACGCCGCGCCACCGGTGGAGCGGTAAGAGAAGAGAAAGATTGTGAAGGCGGCATGGCTAAGCGTCATGGCGGTCACGCACGCCATCGCGATGAGGGCGGTGAAGTTGAAAAACGCCGTGGTGGACATACACGTCATCGTCGAGCCGAAGGCGGCGCAATGGAAGAAAAACGTCGGGGAGGTCATCTCCGACATCACAAGGCTGAAGGTGGAGACATGGCTGAAAGACGTCATGGCGGCCACACACGTCGGCGCGATGAAGGTGGTGAGGTGGAGAAAAGCCGTGGGGGTCACTTGAAACATCACACCCGTCATTGCCGTTAAATTTCACCTTCAGGTGAACTAAAGGGGGAAATATATGTCAACAAGTTTAACTTATAATTTTCCCCTTACCTTTACTTTTGATAAAATGGTGGATACGGCCTTTATGAGGCTCGGTATTACACCTAATCTTATTACACCCGATCACACAAAGTTTGCGCGTTATGCTGCGAATTTAGAAATGCATGAATGGGCGGCTAAACACACAAGCTTGTGTTGGGTTCAACGTGAAATGATTGAATTTGTTACAGGGCAAGTTTTTTATCGATTGCCTGATTATGTTTATAAACCGCTTCAAGCCACACGTGTTAAATATACAACGCTTACACTTCGTTCTTCCTCGCCTACCGTTGTCTTGGCGGGCGTTCCTTTTGCGACGCCATCAAGCGGTACGGGAAGCGTCAACAATTGTTTTATTCCCACATCCACGGCCGGTTTTACACAAAATGCACCCAATGGTTTTATGGGCTTTGCGTTTCAAGATACCAACGCTAATCCGATGCCGGCTCAAGTATGGTATGTGGGTATTCGTTCCCTTATTCAAACGCAATACACGCTGGCTATTGAATATTCGCTGGATAATGTCACATGGCAACTCGCCAAACAATGTCCGACGGTAACCTACAATCCCAATGAAAACAAATGGTTTGTTGTTGAAGTGCCGCCGATGGCACCTTATTGGCGTATTCGAGAAATCAACGGTAACACGCTGGCCATTCAACAGATTTATTTTTCTAACAATGATCCGTCGGTGGGTAACATCCCTATGGGTAAAATATCCCGTTCGGCCTTTATGAATTATCCTCAAAAAATTAATAATCAAGCGATTCCGACGGCTTATTATTTTAATGAAAAAGAAACGCGTAGCTTTTACATTTACGGTAACAACTACACGCAATTTAATAGTATGGTATATACAGCTAAAGTATATCCACAAGATGTTGATCAGTTATTTCAAAATGTTAATACGGATGTCAAGTTCTATGCGGCCCTTATTACAGGAATGGCTTATAGGCTTGCTACTACTTATAAACCCGATATGCTGCCCACCTTACAAGAAGATTATAATCGCACCTATGAAATCATCAGTGCTGACGATGGTGAAGAAGTTCCATTGCAGCTAAGCACCGATTTATCACAGAATTGGATAGGTGTGTAATGGCACGTCGTTTTCGTTATTCGAAACCCGCTTATGCAGGAAAAAACACACAATATTTCGATCCGTATTTTAAATGCGATACATCGGGGTTAATGTTTCCGTTATCGCAACGTGTTAAACAAATGCGTCAAGCGGCGGATACGGTTTATTGGGACGGTGCGTTTGTTCATCCCATGTTTTTAGACCCTTTGGATGATCAAAAAAGAACACCGCCCATTGCGACACCTGATCCTCCTATCGTGGATCAGCCACGTCCGAATCCCGTCTGGCTTTATGGAAAGTACGAACCGTCCGAGTCGTGACATAAAATTATTATTTTATGGCGGCAGTTGATATTTCTTTTGTAGAGCACCTACAAAAGGGATGAATTTTAATGTCCGACACGACACCTTATGTTATTTTAGGAACTGATTTTTCAACCGCAGTTAATGCGCGATCTTTGACAGAAGGTACGGGTATTAATATTACCGATTTGGGATCACAACAACCGGTTGTGGTATCTTTGGGCGGAACGATCCTCCAACTTTTGAATTTATCATCGAGCGGCATTGTGCGATGGAACAATTCAACGGGACACTTCGGAACATTATTTTTTATCGGTGGAAACGGTATTACCATTTCTAATCCGGACGGCGCCGGCAACGTCACCATTTCTCAATTAGAAAATACGGTACTTCAACAGGTTCAAGTCTCCGACACCAGCGGTGTGGTGGGTCAATATTCTAATATTGAATTTGCTGCAGGCTCAGGCGCGACTGTTACCGTAACCGATATCGATTTGGGTGCGAAAGCTCTTGTAACGATTAGTGCAACAGGCGGCGGCGGAGGCGGTGGTGCTACGCTTAATAGCTCCAGCGGTTTGGTATGTGCACCGACCTCAACGCCCGGTACAGCCTTAACCGTCGATTTTCCAACCGGCAGCAATCATCAAATTTTAACGACCAACGGTACCACGGCCTCCTTTTCTAATATCCTTTCGGTATTGGGTTCTTATATGGCTTCCAATACGCTTATTGTGGGTGCTGGAACAAGTAATCCTGCTTCTGTTTTAACCGCTCCTTCCGCTAACCAATTCTTACAAACCAATGGTCAGGGCGCCATTGTATGGGGCTCAGGCGGCAGTGGTACAGGTACGGTAACATCGGTTGCAGCTTCTTCTAGTTCCGGTTTAACAATCGGTGGTTCTCCCATTACAACGAGCGGTACCATTACGGTTGATCTTCCGACGGGTACAGCAGGCCAAGTCTTGGCCATCAACACCACCGGCCCGCAAACTCTTCATTGGATTAACGCTTCAGGTAGCGGCACCGTTACATCCGTCGGTATTTCTTCCAGCACGGGCTTAACAATCGGTAGTACACCCGTTACAGGCAGTGGTACCATTACGGTTGATCTTCCAAGTGGAGGATCAGCGGGTCAAGTCTTGGCGGTCAACACGACCGGACCACAAACCCTACACTGGATTAACGCTTCGGGTAGCGGTACGGTAACATCCGTCGGTATTTCTTCCAGCACGGGCTTAACAATCGGTAGTACACCCGTTACAGGCAGCGGTACCATTACGGTTGATCTTCCGAGCGGTGGATCAGTAGGTCAGGTTCTCGCAGTCAATACGACTGGCCCACAAACCCTACACTGGATTAATGCTTCGGGTAGTGGCACCGTCACATCTGTAGCGGTCACATCGGCCAACACAGCCATTGGTATAACGGGATCGCCCATTACAGGTTCGGGAACCATTCAATTAACCAACCAATGGTGGAATGTAGCCGCCGGCAGCCCTATCAGTATCGGTAATTTCGCCATTAATAATTGTAATGCTCTTCAGCTCGTACAAAATGGTTCGCCGGAAGCGCCGTCTGATAATACAGGGGTAATTTCCTTTAATGGCACGACAGGTTTATTCGCCGATCTTAATAACGGAACATCGACCACAAATTATAATGTCGTTCTTTCCACGACAACTAACTATGGGGTGCAAAATACCCTCTTGGTAGGAAATGGCGGAAACTATACCCCACTTCCAGCGGGAGATAACGGACAGGTCTTGCAGATTAGCGGCGGAAACGTCGTATGGGGCTCAGGAGGTGGTGGCGGTACAACTGTTGTATTTGGCCAAGGACAATTTACCGCGTCGGCGTCGCCAGGTGATCCCGTGTTTATTACTGTTGCCGATACAAACGTTACAAGCGATACGATTCCGGTCGTTTCAAGTTCACAAATAAATGGACAAAACGGTGCAACGGGTCCTTATGATATCGTCGTCACCCCTTCAACAGGATTTGTTATTAATTCCTATTCCACAGGTGCCGGTGGTGATCAGAGTAAATTTGTAACTTATTGCTACAACGTGTAAGGAGACACCATGGCTAACTCATATTTATATACATCTACGTCAACAGCGAGCGAGTCTTTCGATCTAGGATCACTAACGGCGGCTTCCGATGTAAGTTTATTAACACTTACAGTAGGGTCGGATATTGGAGTTCCCGGTGTTATTACCATGGGTACCCTTGGACAAGTCCTTACGGTTGTACAAAATGGTCCAAATCTTGATATACAATGGACAACTCTTTCCGGAACGGGAACCGTAACATCGGTTGCAGCTTCCTCCAGTTCCGGTTTAACAATCGGTGGCTCGCCGATTACTTCATCGGGTACAATTACGATTGACCTTCCAACGGGAACGGCCGGCCAAGTCTTGGCTATTAACACGACCGGGCCACAGACACTCCACTGGATTGCCGCTACAAGCGGCACGGTAACATCCGTCGGTATTTCTTCCAGCACGGGCTTAACAATCGGTAGCTCACCCGTTACAGGCAGCGGTACGATTACGGTTGATCTTCCAAGTGGAGGATCAGCAGGGCAAGTCTTGGCAGTCAATACAACCGGCCCACAAACCTTACACTGGATCACACCTTCAAGCAGCAGCGGAACCGTCACATCTGTAGCGGTCACATCGGCGAATACAGCCATTGGTATAACGGGATCGCCCATTACAGGTTCGGGAACCATTCAATTAACCAACCAATGGTGGAATGTAGCCGCCGGAAGCCCTATCAGTATCGGTAATTTTGCTATTAATAATTGTAGCTCTTATCAATTAGTTCAAAACATTTCTCCCCCTTCTCCTCCTGATAATGGCGGTGTGATTTCCTTTAATGGCACGACAGGTTTATTCGCCGATCTTAATGACGGAACGACGGTTAAGAACTACAACATCGTTCTTTCTGCCACCCCGAATTACGGCTTGAGCGGATCGCTCTTGGTGGGGAACGGTACGCAATACTCACCGTTACCCGTCGGAACGGACGGCCAAGTCCTCCAAGTCAGTAACACAGGAACCGTTGTTTGGCAGGATGCGTCAGTGTCGGGCATAACCGAGATTGCTAATACCGATAACGCTATAGGTATTTCGAGTCCGATGGGCCCTACCGTTACCCTGAGTAACTTATGGTGGCAGGTGAATGCAGGGGGTGGTGTTAATTTAAATGGGAATTCTTTGGATGGCGTATATGGTTTATTTTTAGACGGTCTAGCTGATATTCCTGGTCCTGGTGGAAATCAGGCCATGATAGGGTATTTGGCTACGGGAGAAGGGCAATTAATCTGCAATGTGGATGTGAGCAGCGTCCAAACCAATTACAATATCCCCCTTTCTACAACGGGTAACTATGGAGCGACCGGTTCGCTCTTAGTCGGGAACAGTAGCGGAAACTATACCCCTTTACCGATTAGCACTCAGGCGGGCCATATTCTGGCATCCAACGGAACCACGGCTGAATGGGTAGCTCCTTCTGCTCCTTTGGGGGCTGGTCAAATTGCCTTAAGTATCAACACGCCAAATGCCCCATTATGGGGTAATAACGATTATATCTTTATAGAGGATTCTAATGTCAACCTTAGTACTACATTAGTCAATGCATGGGGCCAAGGTACTCCAGGAAGCGCCTTTTATCCTGTCCCGGCACAGGGACCCATCACCGTTTATTTAACCGCAAATGGTCCCGATCCCGTAGCCGGAGGAGGTCAATTGGGTTATTTTTTGGTGAATGCGCTTAATCAAACCGGCTCTTTTGCCCCCGCAGTCGGTTATCAAGTTGTTCAATATTAAATAAAGGAATAAATTATGACTTTTTCATATGTGTTTTCAGGTAGGAACCCAGGAACAAACGTCGTATTATCAGACTTAGTGGGTGATCCCAATCCAGGTTCAGGAATCCTCAAGATTTTTCAGGATTCTGATCCCGGAACGGAATATACATATGCTAATGCCATATTGGCCGTCCCTTCTTCTACATCGGTAGCGGGTGATTATATGCCCGGCTATGTGTCGCTATCAGGCCTGGCATTGACGACTGAATCCTTAGGGGACGGCGGCCTTATTGTGGGGAGTGCGATATCGCCCTTTTCTCAGGCGTTAACCGTAAGCGGGGCATCGGAAGGTAATGTGTTAACCCTCACATCTCTTGACCCCACGCCGACGTTGGGTTGGGCTGCTCCGGCTGCCTCACCCGGCTTAGCAACATTCCTTTGTCAAACATCCGCAAATCTTCCGACCAACGGCATCGATATCAGTAATCCCTCTACGATTGCATGTTTTGGTGTGGCGCCGAGTGATCGTCCTACCCTAGCATCAGGACCGATCTTTTCTATGGCGACTAATACGCCCCCTCTTATTACCATAACTCAAACATCCGGCCAGACGAATGGCCCCGTGGACTATGCATTCGCTGATGGCGTTTCAATTATCGCACGTAAAGAGGTTGTTGCGAGCCATGGCACAGCGGCATTACCTACGCCTATTCTTAATAACGATACGATTTTTCGTTTGCACGTAGAGGGTCAATTCAATACAAATAGTGGTGGCTCCGAAGCGGTGGCTTTTATCGATGTCGTGGCGACCGATGATTATAGTGATGGCCATCTTCCCTCTGCCATGCATTTTTGCACAAGACCTACAACGAATACCCCGCCTACTCCCCGTCTCACGATCGACGATACGGGTTTGGTTTATAGCTTATACGGCTCTCAAACAACTTATCTTCACCTGGATCAAAACAGTACGATTACATCGCCTTCCAGCGGTGGTACATTTGCCGTATCAACCGGCGATCATCCGATGTTTCTTAATTCTGTCGATACGTTTGGCGTCGCGATTTTAAATAACGGTGGAGGCGGTTTATCACAAGGTGATATCCCTGTGGGGCTAACGAATAATTCGTTCGATCTTCTTGCCATCGGCAGCGCCGGCGACGTTCTCACATCCGATGGTACAACAGCAAGTTGGGCGCCCCCGGCTACAAGCGGCACGGTGACCTCTGTGGCGGCTTCTTCCACATCCGGCCTAACAATCGGTGGCTCGCCTATTACAGGTGCGGGTACGATTACGATTAACCTTCCAACGGGAACGGCAGGCCAAGTCTTGGCTATTAACACAACGGGGCCACAGACACTCCACTGGATTACGCCGACAAGCGGCACGGTCACTTCCGTTGCCGTCACATCCTCCGATCTTACCGTAGGCGGTTCGCCTATTACAGGATCGGGTACGATTACGCTGGCGTTAAATACCGTAACAGCAGCGAAGGGAGGAACAGGCCAAACATCCTATACCGCGGGTGATATGCTCTATGCCTCCGGCACCACCACGTTGAGTAAGTTGGCACTCAGCGGAACGGCTCATCAAGTTCTCACTAATGACGGTGCGGGTATACCGGGCTGGGGCGGTGGTGCAGCTTCATCCGGCAATGTTCTTACTTTTAACGGCAGTGCTATTGCATGGGCTGCACCGGCCACGAGCGGCACAGTCACCTCCGTCGGTCTTACCAGCACAGGAAACTCCATAACGATTAGCGGCGCTACTTCCCCTATTACCGGAAGCGGCACTTATAATATCGAATTGACGGATACCTATGCACCGATTGTAAGCGGAGGAGCAGCCGATACTGTCGGTACGGCCACGATTAATGCCGCAGCAACATCGGTTACCGTTAATACAACGGCAGTCAGCTCTACATCCAAAATCATTATTTCGATTTCAGGATTTACGGGTACGGCGAGCTTGTCTTTGGGAAATGTCGCAACAGGTAATCGCGTTGATGCCACATCTTTTGACATCACGATTGCAACCGTTGTTCCTATCGCTTCAACCGTTACGGTCGATTGGATGATTATTAATCCGTAATAAAAGAAGAAGGGATGTAATTCATGTCGGGCAATGTTCTTACATATGCATCCCTTAAAACTTTTATTCTGAACGCTCTTAATCGACAGAGCCCTCAGCTTATCAATAATCTTGATTTGATTATTATGAAAACCCAACGTTCGATTTGTAATGCGTTTCAAATCGAAGGCTTGCTTAAATATCAAACAGGAAACCAACAGAATCATAACTCTATTTTAGCGGGGAATCCTATTCTCCCTAAGCCTGCCGGATGGCTTAATACTTATTCGTTCGGTATTTTTTATGCCAACCCGTTTCAAACTGAAGCGAATAATTATTTACGTTTAGAGCGTCGCAATTGGTCATATTGTCTCGATGCATGGCCGGATTCAACACAAACGGCTAGGCCGATTAATTATAGCGATATGGAGCAAGACCAATTATTGCTATCCCCCACACCCGATCAAGACTATGCCTATGTATGGGGATTTTACCAAGTTCCCTTTTTATTGGGGCCGACACTCGAAACCAATTTCTTAACCGAAAGAACCCCTCAGCTTTTAATGAGCGGCTGTGTTTATTATGCGAATCTTTTTTTACAAAACTACGGAGAAGCCGATAAATGGAAAGGTGATTTTGATAAAGAAATGCAATTGGTCGGCACACAAGATATGAAATTAGCCTTTGATATGGCACAACACACGGATCATACATCTTAAGGAGAAATATAAATGGGCGTTTATGTATTTGGAGGGGGGCCCGTTTTACCGGCTCAAGTCGATTATATTTCCTATGTATTCGGAACAGCTCCCGGGCAATACAGTTCACCCTTACAATTGATTTGGCCGTTATCGCTTTCAGGAAATCCCGATGCCACCGCGACGATTATGGAGTTTAACGCTTCATCCGGCACGCCTCAAATCTATTTAGCCGATGCCACGCAAGTCAGTGTCGGACAATCCTTTGTGGCGATTAACCGCGGAACGCAAACCTTAACATTTTTTGATTTTAACGGCGGTAATCAGCTTTTTACGTTAGCCGCCGGTATTTCTCAATATGTTTATTTAACCGACAACAGCACCCAAGAAGGGGAGTGGGGCTCCCTTGTTTACGGAGCGGGCACATCCAGTGCGGATGCGAACGTGTTGGCGGGATACGGTCTCATTTCCTTACCGAATGCCCCGAACCCCAACACACTCAATGTTGAATTTGAAAGTAATTTTCAAACATCGAATTTAGTTCTAGACCCAACCAGTCGTGCTCAACTTTATGTTCTTCAAACATCTTGCACAACCGTTACTCTTCCCCAATCCTTAAGGGATGGATTTTTCTGTATACTTTACAATCAATCTCAAACGGCTATTACTTTAACACCGCAAAATTCTAATGTTAAGATTAACGGATCATCGGCTACCGTCCCTCTTTTACCGTCTCAATCATGTTTTCTTATTTGTAACGGCCTAACTCCCAACAATTATACCACTGCCGCACTTCAACAAGTGGTGGATAATCCGACGACATTCACAACAGTCGATGTTGCGGGTGGAGCCGCTTATATTGATTTATCCTTTGATCAATTGAATAACGATATTATCTACTTGACCGGAACATTGACGGCACCCTGCATTGTTTATTTTGGCAATCCTAGCGCTAACACATGGGTGATAACGAATAACGCCCAAGGAAGTAGTCCGGGATTGTATACACTATCCATTAGCGGAGGCGACCATACCGCCCCTATCGGGGCTTCTTATGTCTTACAATATGGAACGACTTATAATGCGTATATCGCTGCGACTTCCACTGTCGTGGGTTTGAATATGATTTCCCCGGTCTACAATAATCAATTTTCCATCAATACCGGGCAGCCCCTTATATGGAGTCAAAACGCCTACCCCGTTTATACCGGTATGAGCATTGTGGATATGACCCAAGTACAAAATAATACTTTGCTTCCGATAGGGGATAAGACTGTGGTTTTATCGCAAGATTTTTCAGCCCCCGTTCCCGAGTCACTTTTATACAACACTCTCACCTATTACCTCATTCAGGGTGTGGCGATGGTCGGCCCCGATAATCAAACCGGTAATGATGTCGAGATTCAATTTTGGATGGACGGAGGGGAGGTAAATTATGGAACTTTAGCCTTTTTAACCGGTAGCACTTATTCAGGGTCGTTCGATATCGTTCCCATATCTTTTAATAAAATTATTAAAATTAATGATCATAGATCCCATTCATTTGAAATTGTAGGGCACGCATCGGGAACATCGCCCAACGGTCGTTTTAATGGCGAAGCGGCTAGCACCGGCCCCGGCGTAGCCATGTCGGAAATGACCATTACACGTCTAATCGGAGCTTCAACGTAAATTATGAATATTATTCCCACCACCCTTGGAAGTCAGCCGGGTGTCCAAAGGGACGGCACGGTTTACAATTCGGATGCTTATACCGCCGCCATTAATACACGATTTTTTTATGGATGGCCGACTAAAATGTTGGGATGGGTAAGTCTTGATCCCGGCAATCAAGAAATCGTGAACTCCATGTTTTCTATTTATCGCGGACAATCCCAAGATATTTATTTGGGGCGCCCCTCTTCTTTGAGTTTTTTTAATCTTACGAATACCGGTACGGCCTCTCAGGAAATCGATCGCACCCCTGTCGCCGGTTTTACTCCTAATCCTAATAATTTGTGGACTTACGCTCAAATTACCACCGCCAGCAGTTCGCAAGAAATTTTTTCTCAAATCGTCGCATCGGTCGCCCCTAATCTTTCCGATATTACGAATGAAATAGCGGGGCCTATTTTTGTTGGAAACACTCATACAACCGATCCGCTTATTCAAGTTATCGATGTGAACACAGGGCCCGTGTTATGCAGCGGCCCTATTATTTCTGCGTTCGGTCGTCTTATTGCTCTTAGCAGTAACGGTAATATTATTTGGTGCAACAATACCGATTTAACTAATTGGTACGGTTTTCAAAACATTGCTTCTACCAAATTATGCGCGGCTATTTTGTTTCAAGGATCACTTTTAGTTTGGTCACTCAATACACTTTATCGATTAGATTTTGTGCCGGCCGTGGGGGATATTCCCGAATTTTTTAATCCGCAAACTCTTGTTCCTAATATTTCTTTATGGTCGGCTAATTCGATTACCGTTTATCAAAACACTATATTCTGGGTGGGGCAGAATCAATTTTATCAATTTACCGGGGTGGTGGGCGTTGTGAATAACACACGTTCGAACACGTGGTTTTTCGGAAGATCAGGCGTTAATCCTAATTATAAAGGTAAAGTTTTTTCTTTTATCGATTTTCAACATCAAGAATGGTGGATTCTGTATCCGCGCGGCGAGAATTCCACTAATAATAATTATGCAGAAATCTATTGTATTCGCACCCAAGAATGGTACGGCACGCCTATCAATCGGAGTTGTGCTTTAAATCTTTCCACTTATCCTCACCGTTTAATGGCATCCACACAGCTTTATTCCACCACGGTTAGTCCGATTCAACGCATTCAAACTTATCCCATTTTTTCTCACGATAACGGGTATGATGACGTTTTTGCCGGACAAGACCCGTTACCGATTGAAGCGTATTACGAATATCCTATTAAGGATTTTTTTACACAAAACCCGAGCGCCGAATCGAATGTGGCGATGACATCCACACGTTTTGAGCCTGATTTTATCATGCTCGGTCAAATGGAACTTTATATTATTAATCGTGAATTTGCTCAAAGTAACCCCGTTATTGACGGGCCGTATATTTTTGACGGCAATACGGAATATATCGATTTACAATTTACACAAGGACGTATGGTGAGCGTACGCTTACGCTCCAATGTTCTGGGCGGTTATTTTGAAGGCGGAAGAAATATTCACGGCATTATTAAAGGGGCGTCCCGTGGCTGAAGGCTTTCAAATTATTCCCGTGTCCTCTTTATCGTTTCAAAGGTGGGCGAACATGCAAGGTTTTTTAAAACCTTCGCTTAATTGGCCTCTTCCCGCCCCTGATGCCGAATCCTGGTGGGATTGGGCAGCCATTGTTTGTCTGAATTCAGGCGGTCTTGTGCGCGATATGCCTTTTCCTACCCGCTCCATGTATCCCCATAAAGAAGATTGGCGACTTTGGGCATCGATGTTGACGTTTCGGTTGATATAACTTCTATAGAGTCTCTATAAGAAGGAATAGGATATGAGTTCGGTACAAGGGTTTCATTCACATTTATCGCTGAATGAAATGGATGCTTTGGATTTGTTGCAAGGTTTTTCACAACGGGTTGGTTTTAATCCTAAATACAGGATGTACAGCGGTTTAGAAGAAAAATTAAAAAATCCCGAAGTTCGTAAAGGATTATTGAAATTTTTTAAAAAGCATTTTGCCACAGGTGGGCATGTCGGTTCATCTTTTTTGCCGGAACATGTGGTGGACAAAGCCGCTCGTGCGGGTCGTTTATGCGACAATGCCGTCGGTATTTTGGGGCCACGCACGAAAGCTCTTTTTGATACGATTGCCGGTGACCAAGGTTCCGTTAACCCCTATACGGGTTGGTCGGAATATGGATTGTTCGATAGTATTTTCAGCGGAATTAAAGACCTCGGAAGCGGTCTTATCAATAAGGTGGTGGCACCGATCGGCGGTGCTCTTCTTCATACGGGCTCACAAATGCTACCGGGACTTATGCAACAAGCGGGTCAAATGGGCGGCCAAGCTTTAGGCGAGTACACGGGAAATCCCGAGCTCGGCGGGATGTTCGGTCAAATGGGTCAACAAATGGGCGGCCAACTCGGTCAAAACCTTGGGGGTGTCGTTAACGAATGGGGACAAGAAGTTGACCCTAATGCGGCGCAAAATCCTTATGGACAGGCAGCTTCGGGGGCTATGCAGAATTTCGGACAAAATATGCAAGGCGGCATGAATCCATGGCAGGCTATGCAAGGAGCGGGTCAAAACTTCATGCAGAATATGCCGGGAAGTGAGGGGCCACCTAACCCTTATATGCAAGCGCTTCAAGGCATGGGATCATCTTTTATGAACGGCGGCGGCATGGGGAATGCTGTCAATCAAGGGATGCAACAGATGATGCCGCAAATGATGAATGAAGGTATGGGAGCGTATAATAATTACATGCGTAATATGTTCCCCATGCAGCAAGCTGAAATGGGAGGCGGAATGCCGGGATACCGTGCTTTTGGACAGGGACTGATGCCGGGATACAATCCTGGAGCCATCCCGGGATGATGGGTGGTTACGGCTAAATCGAAAAAGGTTTTAATACATGGCACAACATCGTAAATCGACATTTATTGAAGCGAATGAACAAAATTTTCCCGGGGGATATGATGATGTTTCCCTGGAGCCTGTTCATTTGGCCAAAAAAGAAGCACGCGGTTTCGATGTTGTGCAAGACCCTAAACGTATGGGGGAACCTTTCATTGATGAAGAAACGGAACTTCGTTCTTACGAACCGTTAGGCGGTCTTTTAAAACAGCCGGAATTTAGAAAATTCTTTATTACCTTATCGAAAGAAGAAACCGAAAGGCCTCCCTTTCCCGAAGCCGAACAATTTCAAGAAATCGGGGAAGAATATATTGAAAATGTCCCCTGGATTCCGGCTCCGGGGGATAATGACGCCGATATTAAAAAAATAGCCAAAAAAGGTATTAAACCCGATAGCATCATCGTGATGATGCCGGTCAATATGATTTACACTCTGGGTGAAATCAGCGATGGCATTGTTAACATTAATCCTCATACCGGTCTTTATGAGTTCGGGGGAGGATGGTCGAATCCTCTTAAAGAAGTGACGCGTGTGGCGACCACTTTAGTGGGAGCCGTTCTGGGGGGAGCGCCCGGAGCAGCGCTCGGAAATTATGCAGGTCAGCGCCTAACAGGACGGAATCACAAACAGGGGGTCGGACATGGCGTCAAAGCCGGTCTTACTCATTTTGCCGTCGCCAATGTTGCTCCCATGTTGGGTATGGGCTCACAAGGTGGAGGCGGGATGCCCTCCCTTCCTTTTTTCAATCAAGGAGTGCAGGGAGCGGCATTGCCGCAATCCTATGCCACGCAGAGCGGTGTGCAAGGAGTTCAACCGTGGGGACGTATGACATCGTGGACAGGCGCTCATGGTGAAAATTTACTGCCGGGCGGAGCACAAACAGGTGGGTCATCAGCAGGAATAGGCAATCTTTTTAATGGAATGACCAACCTCTCACAAGGATCAGGTCTTATGAATCTTGTTCCTCCCGCTCTTACAATCGCCGCCGGCTTTATGGCAAAAAATGCAGAAAAAGAAAAATATAAGTTGGCTAAAGAAGCGGAAGAAGAACGCATACGTCGACAAAAAGAATTAGACGAGGAACATTTAAAAAGAGAAGGTTATTACACGCCTTTACGTAAGACGGGAGCCCCCAAACGTATTAATCCCAACTGGGATAAAGGGGGGGAGCCTTATTATCTTTATGAAGGCGATCCGCGTTTTGAGAGAAAAGGTTTTAAAGAAGGCGGTGTCGCGAAAGAAGAACCTGTTTTGCGTCATAAAATAAAAAACGGTGAACTCTTAAAGGGGCCTGGGGATGGTGTCTCCGATTCTATCCATACCAAAGTACCGTCCGATACTTTTATTGTTAACGCTTACACGGTCGCGATGTTGGGCAACGGCGATTCGGAAGCGGGCAAAAAAGTTATACAGGAATGGCTGGCCGACATTGAAAAGAATTTCAGCTCATCATCACGCCATTGGTTTTCTTTTAATGAAAAAAACAAAAAAGTGGATGTCGCGCTTTCAACGGGTGAAATCCCTATTTTTCCTTCGCACGTTTATATGTTAGGAAAGGGGCACCTTCAAAAGGGCATTGATCTTCTTAATAAACTTCAAGAAGAAGTAAAAAAACATAAAACTCACCCCACCAAAGGATCATTACCGCCGAAGGCTAAATCCATTGAAGCTTATATAGCTTAAACATATAAAGAGGTTAATATGCCTACCATTGCTCAACAGGAATTATTAGATCGCGCACGAGGTCTTGTCGGTGAATATTTAGGCTCCGGAGAATCCAAAGAATTTCCTAAAGTGGCTGTCCGTTTACCGTTTGAAAAAGCGGATGTAGAAGAGGTTAATCGACGCTATAAAGGCGAGCGTCGTAAAAAATTAGCGTCTCTTGAAAAGAAAATCATTGAACATGAGTTCAGCCGTTCCCAAGTGGAAGGGGGTAAAACCGCTCCGGCTGTGATCGCGGCTTATGATTTATTAGAACGGGGTAAAGTTGTTCCTTTTAAGGATTTGCTTCGCCTAACCGATATTACACGCAAAGAAGATTATGAGCATTCCGTTCAATTTTTAGAATCGGTTTTAGGTGCCAAAAACCTTAATGATCTGAGTTCAGAACAATTACGAGAGTTGTCGGATTTTGTTGAAGGTAAAAAAGATTTTCTATCCTACACCAAAGGTTTTCCCAATATTGCTCCATCTGAGCAAGACGCTCACTGGTTAAGAGAGAGATTTAGACGTCATTTAACCCAGCCTGGCGCGCACTACGGAGCCGAAGAATTCACACCCACCACTTCTTCAGCGCCCCTTCCTACATTTAAGCATGAGGGTCAGATTCCTACTGATTTTCTCAATCTTTTAGCTTTAGAAAAAGAAAGACCTGACCTTAAACGAGGTATTGAAGGCTTGTTGCCTTCATTGGTTTATGAAGGATATGAAAAACCATCGCTTCAAACGGGCGCGGCACCCCTTCAATATTCTCTCTCTCATTTTTTATCGCCTCAAGGATATGTTGACGAACAAAAACTTGAAAATTACATTCGTGATAAAAAGATTCCCGAAGCGGGTGCACAAGAATTAAGAAATCGCGTTCATGAAAAAGGACGCCTTCTTCATTTTGGGGAAATCGAACCTAATCCTGCTAAAAGAAGTGTCGAACAGCATGCTCTTCAAACACTGATACAAGGAGGCTATAAACCTTGGACTCAAACATATCAAGAACGTAATCCTTCGACATTTACGCCGGAAAAGCTTCAACAAATTTTGGATCGAAAAGATTGGGTAGGTCATGAAAGCCCTGAAGAGGCGGTTACTTATTTAAATGCTTTACAGCAAGCACGCCAAGAAGCCGCCAAAAGAGGCGAGGGATTTCAAGGCCTTCCCCCCGTTGTGGCCGAACGCATTCAAGACCCCAACGAATATTATGGTAAACGTATCACTGATCTTGACCCGCGTTTGGCGGAAGCTTGGAAGCAATCCGGTGACTTACGTGATACGGCTATTCAACATCTCGCGGATGTTAAGGAGCGCGCTCAAAATCCCCAAGGTTGGAAATCTCAATTAGAAAAGATGCCCCCCTTAAGTGAAAAAACTAAGGCAGCCCAAGATCGTTTGGAAGAGGTTTTAAAAAAAATGAACACCGGGGAACTTCCCGCGGATACCTTAGGTTCGTTGCGCTCGGAAGGCGATAAATTTGCCGATGAAGAGTTTAATATTTACAAACGATATGCCGATGAAAAATTTGAAAAGCAAAAGAATTCTCTTCATGGTAAATTCGCTTCGCATCATGCATTAGATTCAAGCGCTTATCAACAAGCGATGCGGGATGCTGTTAATGATCACGAGCGACGATTAGAAGAAAGAAAATTTGCTTTAAAAAAAGAAGGTCGTGAATGGGCGATTTCCATGTTGGACAATCAAAGAAAGCATTGGGAATCCCAAATGAGCCATCTTTATCAACAAGTTCCTCATAATATGAATCAGATTAATACGGTTGCCGCCCTTACTAAGGCCGATCGTGAAAAATTATTAGAGGAAGAAAAGATAAAACGTGATATCGAGCAAATGGAAAGAGAGCAAAAGGCGGCTCACGTTCAATCGTTAGAAGGAACCGGCACCGCCGTTATGAATCGACAAGCCGCCGAATTAGCGGCGCAACGGGCGGCTCATGAAGAACGACGGGGTGGCAATCAAGATTTGCAAAGAAAAACTAATATATTAGCGCAACTTGAACATGGTTCTTCTCCCGTAGCCGTGCCTTCTCCTCCAACGTTTCAGGGAACCACAGCTCCTTCTATGCAAGCGGCTAATGCGGCCTTAGTAACCGGAATCGGTAACGTCTTACCCCACATGATGGCGGGACAGCCTCAGCCAAGACAGGGTAATCCTTATGCGCCCATTCAGCAAAATCAACAGCAACAAATGCCGGGGTTTGCCACAGGTGGTCATGTCCCTTCGCGTGATGCACGTGATCATCACATGTCGCAGCTTCATGCTTATGAAAAAGCTAAAGAAAGATTCGCCGAACAAGCTCTTCCCATTCAAAATCCTTGGTTAGCTGGCCTCGGTGATATGTCGGCTGCTCTCGCTCAGTCGGTTTCACCGCAAAGTTCAGTTTCTCCTATGGGTGCATGGGGTATGGGTATGAAAGCTTTAAATGGACGTTTAGATGAAGCGGCTAAAGCTCCCTATGCGCATTCTAAAAATCAATTAGATGCACAAAAAACATTAGCTAATCTTTATAAAGATGCCGCCAAGCTTGAACAAGATGAGGATTTAGACATTCAAAAACTGGCTCAATTAAAAGAATTGGAACAAATGAAAGCCATAAGAGAACAACTTCATCATCAAGAAAGAATGGGCTTATATAATGCTAAAAGAGAGGAATCACAAAGAAAGGCGGAATCTCCGACATTTCAAGATATTAAAACATTAGATGAATTAGAAAAAACAGCGGATCAATTATCTAATTTAATGGGTGAATCGGATTTGCTGTCCGAAGTGTCACGTTATGTTCCCGGTGGCCCGTTAGTGGGTAAAGTGAATAATAGTTTAAGGGGCTTTGGTGCCAATCCGATTTCACCTTCAAAAGGAACAAATCTTTTAAATTGGTACGAAAGAAAAACAGGCGAATATGCCAATCAGCTTGTCGGTATGGCTAATAATTCCGTTGTAAGAAATGTATTTGGTGCTCGTATGATTGTTGAAAACAAGCCAGGACTTCAAAATACAGAAGACGTCAACGAAAGTCTAAGCCGAGAAAAGGGCGGTGTGTTTAAAGATGCATTAGAATATGTTTATACTCAACAATTGCGGTTAGGAGCATCTAAAAAAGACGTTTTAGAACGAATTCAATCCAAAGCTAACTCCGTTATAGAGAGAAAAGAACAAGAAGCCCGTGATTTTGCAAAAATCAAAGGTTTTGATGAGAAAAAAACCGAATGGTTAGTGGATAAAGTTATTAAAGAGCAAAATGAAAAATTTCACTCATTGATTAATTATGTTGATAAATTAGACGTTGATTTTTATAAAAAACAAAAAAAAGAAGCTTATGATGCTGCTCAACCCATTTCGGAAGAGAATGATATTCTTATAGGGACAGGAGAATAAGATGCCTTATGTTCCTTATGTTTCAAGCAAAAAAAGAGAGGATCATGAAAAAACAAAAAAAGAAGAAAAACATGTATCGTCTAAAATAGAATACGCACCCTATAAAAAAAAATTTAACAAAGAAACAGATCATCAATCCATAGAGTCGCGTCATGAAGATGTCACACCCGAAAAAGAGGGATGGAAAAAACGTATTAAAGAAGTAGCGATAGGGATTCCCGAAGAAGGAAAACGTTTAGCTCAACGTTTTTATATGGGGTTGGGGGAACCGATTGATTGGGTAAGTCAAGCGTTACCGGAAGGTTATCAAACCCATTTAGCGAAAAAGGCTGCTGAAAAATTCAATCATTATCAATATCCCGAAGAAGGATCGATTAAATCTTACCTTCACCGCGGAGCGGAATTGGCGGGCGGTACCTTAGGAACCGCCGTTACCGTCGCCCCCCTTTTACAAGGGGCTGCCGCAGCCGTCCCTACTACTGCCGTGCGTTACGGTGCTCCTCTTGCTAAAAAAGCTTTGGGCAAGGTAGGTGAATGGCTAGGATCGAAATATGTGGGAGCCGCCCTAAAAGGGAATGTTAAACCGCTGGCTAAAATGGTGGGTCATGCTGCCCCTATCGGCGTCGGAGGAGCCTATATCCAGCATGAGACGGATCTTCATCCCGTTTTATCGGACTTATTAGCCGGCGGAGGTTATGGTGTAGGCCATTACGCAGGAAAACACGCATATAATGTTTTTAAAAACGCCCCATCGGTGCAAGAAGCGGTATCGAATTTATGGGGGGGAGCCGGTAAAGGTGTAGAGAGGGATTTTCAAAGGAGTTTAAGACGACATCTCGGTAAAGAAAACTTACCCGAATATGAAGAAAGAATTCGTTCATATGAATCGCCTTTAGAAGGATATGAAGCCACTGTTGCCGAACGTACGGCGCCGCGTCCAGGGCATCAAAAGCCTTTGCATGGATTTTCCGAATTGGAAGATTTAGCGCATGCTCATCCTCAGGTTTCCGAAATGAAATCACGAGGATCACAATTTTTAAAAAAATCTTTAGAAGAAACAAAAAAAGAAGGCGTGTCACCCACAGCCGCTTTGGAGGCACTTCGTTATGAACACAAAACGGACGCAGAAAGATTGCAAGACATTCTTGGAAAATTAGAACCCAAGCATCACTTTACACGAGAAGACGTAGGGCAACAGATAAGAAAAGATATTCAAGATTATTATAATCCGAGACGGGATTATCGCTCTGAGGTAACGAAGCCTTTGTATGAAAAAGTTTCCGAAAGTAAAACTAAGGGATTTCCGGAAAAATCATTAAAATATGCCCATTCTTTAGTAGAAGGACATACGCCACCTCCTTACATTGATAAATATACAAAAAAAATACATGGCTATTTGGGGCCCGATATTTTAGCCCAACAAATCAAGCATACGGCTGAACCTGAATATACCGATGCTGTTAAAAGTCTTCTTAAAAAAGATAAGGGATATGCAAAGGTTCTTGAAAAAATACCTCATGAACAAAAAGTTGAAATGGGGTTATATCAGCCTTTTAATATTGAAGGCTCCGAACTTAAGCCCACCATGACAGCGGGACAACTTGAGGGCGTACGCCAAGAACTTACACAAGATTTATTGGCCGCTAAAAAAGAAGCCATGCAAGGTGCGCCTTGGACAAAGCATCATCATATTAAAGAATATCGGAATGCTTTAGCTGAAGATTTAGAAAATATCGAACCGTTAGCTGCCGAAGCGCGTGCTAAATATTCGGAGCTTTCCGAGCCCCTTCAAGCCGTTGAAAAAGATAAAATCCTCAAAAAATCCCGTCAGTATCAAGATTATAGAGAAGAACACCCAACTTATTCGGACGCTCAACTCGCCGCTGATTATCTTACCGGTCATTCCTCACCTGAATATCTTCATCGGTTTAAAGAAGTATTAGGCGCCGAAGGTGAGCCCACCGTAGAACGCATAACGGACTGGGGTAAAAATGAGCTTCTTAATCGTGTAGTGAACGAACATGGAACCGTTGATATTAATAAAATTAAAAGCTTTGCCAAACAACATCCTTCTCAGTTTGAAGCCAATCCTTCCCTGATGGATGATCTTGCCGGACTTGAGGAAGCTCAAAAGACATTAGCATCAAAATTCGGAAGGGAAAAGAAAGGCAGTCGCGACATATTAGGGGGAGCGGAAAACCAGTCCAAGCTTGTTGAGAAAACCTTATCAGGCGCAGATAAATCAAAACAGGTAGGTGAGGTTCTATCACGCTTAGAGGCGCTCAGTGCCGACGTAGAGGGAGCTCCTGATAGTTTTCTCAATGGTGTCCTTGATCACATGGTGAAGAAAATAACCAAAGACGGAACCGTCCATATCACACCATCGGCTTTTCATACCTATATGAGAAATAACGGGGACGTTTTAAAGAAAATTCTCGAGCCTTATCAATATAACGTTTTAGAAAACACGTCCCATATTTTATCCGGTAGAAAACATGCCGGTACCTTTAGCACCGGTTCGGCCACGGCACCACGTCAGCTTTTAGAAAAAGAATTCCTAAAGAAGGAAGGACGAAGTTTAGCCGGTTATTTTATGGAATTTGCGACTCAGAAAGTACCCCTGATTAAAGCCGGCATGTCTCTTTTAAGTGAAAAATTGGGCAAATCGACTTCCGAAATCAAACGCGATATTTTAGCGGAAATCGTTACCGATGCCGAAAAGGCTCTTCATCATATTAAACGCGCACGTTATATATCGGATGAAGACATTTTATCTTATCTCAAAAAACATGTTCCGGAAAAAGGCTTAAATTACTTGATGAGTTCATTTTCTTCGTCTTATCATGATAAAGATAAAAAATAAATCAGAGAACAACATGTACGATCAAACAAGCTTT